GAAGCTGGTGGTAAAGCTAAAGGCGCTACCGCTGGTTCAAGCAGTGATAGAACTATTGTAACTAATCCTGGTGATTACGTAAGCTTAAGTGATTTAACTGGTGATGCTGGAACAACAAGTTTAGGATCTGGTGGTGATGGTGCTGGTGGTGATGGTGGTGATGGTGGTGATGGTGCTGGTGGTACTGATCAAAACAACAATCAAAACAATGATCAGAATAATAACCAAAATGATCAAGATAATGTAAACAATCAAAATCAAGGCGGTGGTAGTAATGACGAAAGAGGAGAAAATGAAAAAGAAGTAGATAGCACATCTGTAGCTAACAACATTCAACCAAACAAATTCTTTATACCTACTCCAATGGGTAATAATCCTAATAAAGCAAATAAACAAACTGCTTTTGAAAATTTATTAGCTAACATGAGTGATAGTGGTCTTGATGGTGCTCCTGAATTAGATGGTACACCGTATATGCCAAAAGAAAAATCTACAAATAAGTTTGGTGGACCAAAGATGAAATTTGAAAGATCAGGTACTCCATTTAAACAAAGAAATAAACATAAATAATCATGGGAAAACAAGGACCAAAATCAATAAACATAATAAATAAAGCAAGGATGGGATCAGCTATGCAAGATGGCGTAAATCCTCCAATGTTAAAATCACAAGGCGTACCTATGGCACCAAGTTCTCCTGCAAAAATAGCTCCACTTATTGGGATCGCTGCAGGAATTGCAGGAAGAAGACTTTTAGGATGGGGAGCAAAAAAGCTTATACAAGGACAAGCTAGAAAATGGTTAACAAACAAAGGGTTTAAAGCAGCTGGTAAAAGATTTTTAAACAGTAAAACTGGTAAGTTTGCTAAAGGTGTTAGAACAGGTAAAGAAACTACAGGTCTTGGAAAATTCCTTAACTTTGGATCATCAAGTGTTGTAAGACCATTCCAATCACTTGCTAATATTACTGGAAACAAAACTCTTAGTAATATTGGTAGACTTGCTGATTATGCTTCTTATGGATATGGAGGCTCACAATTAGCTAGTTCGTTTGGTAGTGAAGCTAAAGATTCAGGGGAAAGTAATTTACCTCCTGGACCATATGTAGCTCCAGAAGCACCTAATAATAATAATAACAGTAACAACAACAAACCATACGTTAAACCAGGTGGAAAAGCTACTGGTAAAATTGCTGATTACGCTAGTGGTAGTGATGCTAGAAAAGCTGAATATGATGCAAGAGGTTGGAAATATGATGATACAATTAAAGGTTATGATAAAAAAGGCAACAAGTTAGCTTCTGATAATAGAACAGCTCCAAAACCTAGTGTTAATACTAATCCTTTTGTAGATGTAAATAAAAAACCAGTTGCTAAAGTTGAAACAGTAAAACCAGCAAGTTCTACATCTTCTGCGTCTTCTGCGTCTTCTGCGTCTTCTACAACTTCTTCAAGTTCACCTAGAAAACAAATTCCATTTGAAAATCCTACTAATAGACAACAGATTAGAGTTAATAAACAATACAGGAAAGCAACCGGTATGAATAAGAAAGATATTAAAACCGCTAAACTAGAAGAGAAAATGAATATTTCTGGTGATGGTTTAGGTGGTAGAATATTAAGTAATAGAGTTATCAATAGATATGATAGAGGTATGGAATCTCAAGTTAATGTATCTCCTGATAAAAAACCTGTAGGAATTAAACAACCTGTAGCTAAAGTAAACGAATTAAAACCAAAAGACGTACAACCTTTAGCGACTAAACCGATGTCAGTTGATGTAAGTTCGTTAAAACCAAGAGGTGAATTACAAACAACATCACAAGCAAATAAAGCACAAGACGAATTAGATCTTAAAGGATCACCATTTAAAAGAAAAGGATGTGGTCCAAGAGGGTTAGGTTCACAATATAAATAAAAATGAGTAAAATATTAGCTAAATTATTTGGCAACGCTGGAGGTAGTGTTGTTGAAAAGATTAGCGGTGTCGTTGATAAGTTCGTTAGAACAAAAGATGAGAAAGCAGCGTTTGAAAAAGAAATGACTGAAATACTTATTGAAGCAGAAGCCGCTATGCAAAAAAACGTAACCGAAAGGTGGAAAGCAGATTTAGAGCACGGAAACTGGTTAACGCGTTCAGTTCGTCCTCTCGTTTTAGTATTCCTTATAGTGGCGACCGTGCTCATGGTATTTATTGATAGTGGATCATTACAATTCGAAGTTGAAGAAAAATGGACAGATTTACTTCAGCTAGTCCTTATGACTACCATTGGGGCCTATTTCGGAGGTCGAAGTGTAGAAAAATATAACAAATTTAAAAACGGACAGTAATGCCAAGAATAAACAAATATCAATTAGATTCGACTATATCAGACACAGACAAACTACTAGGTACTGACGAAAATGGCAATACTAGGAATTTTAAGATAAAAGACCTATCTAACTTTTTTGCGGAAAATTCAGGTACATTTAAGCATGTTCAAAACTCTGCTTCTGCTACTTGGACAGTAACGCATAATTTAGATTTAACAGACCACTTACCACATGTGTCTTTAAAAATTGATAGTGGTACATATGATAACGTACAAGGTACTGGAATAGTAACTTACGTTAACAAGAATCAATTAACAATAGCATTTAGTTCAGCTCAGTCTGGATTTGCTTATATTAAAAAATAAAAACTTAAACTTTAAAACAACAAAACTATGGCAATACCATTTTTAAATCATTTAGACGTTAAAGGAAACATATCCTTAAACGACTATAAACTACAGGACTTTGTTGTAGATCACTCGAATACCACAGCTGCTGGAAACACCGCGGGTAAATTGATTTATGACTCAGGTTCTTTAAAATTTTACAATGGTTCTTGGCAAACTTTAGGGACATCGGGTGGGTCTGTAACCTCAGTGGCAATAACTGGCACTGATGGTATTGACGTAGATTCTGGTTCTCCTATAACGGGTTCAGGAACAATAACATTAGGACTAAGCGGAATCGCTAATTCTAAACTAGCAAACTCTACTGTATCTTACGGTGGTGTTAGTTTAGCATTAGGTGAAACAGACGCTACACCAGCTTTTGATCTACAAGACGCTACAGGTTATCCAACGTCTTCATTAACTGGAACAATTACTAACGCTCAACTTGCTGGTTCAATAGCTGCTAGTAAATTAGCGGGTTCAATTGGAAACGCTAAATTATCTAACTCATCAGTAGCATACGGTGGCGTTACTTTATCATTAGGTGGTAGTGATGCAACTCCTGCTTTTGATTTATCAGACGCAACTAATTATCCTACATCATCATTGAGCGGTACTATTACAAACGCACAATTAGCAGGATCAATTGCAAACGCTAAACTTGCAAATAGTTCGATAACTGTTGATGGTTCAGCTGTTTCACTAGGTGGTTCAGTAACTACATTACAACTTGGTACATCAGGTTCTACTGCTCTTGCAGGTAACACAGCCGTTGACAATGTTTCAGTTGCAAACTTAAAAACAGCTTTAGGTTCTGGTTTTGCATCAAACGCTGTTACAATTGGTGATACCGATGATGTTGTCACAATAGGTAAAGATTTAGTAGTAACTGGAGACTTAACCGTATCAGGTGATACAATAACAGCTAACGTTGGAACATTAGAGGTTGAAGATAAAAACATAACGGTAAACAAAGGATCAGGTGATACTAGCTCAACAGCAGATGGAGCTGGTCTTACTATTCAAGATGCGGTAGACGCTTCTAACGATGCTAGTTTAACATGGAATGCTTCAAATGATAAATTTGTATTTTCACATTTAATAGACGCACCAGGAACATCAATATTTGTTAACTGTGATATATCAGGTGATGTTGATGTTGATGGAACACTTGAAACAGATGCGTTAACAATTGGTGGTGTAACATCCGTACCTTTTGAATCGGCAGATCATTCAAAACTAGATGGTATTGAAGCTTCAGCTGATGTAACAGATACTACGAATGTAACTGCTGCTGGCGCACTTATGGATTCTGAATTAACAGATTTAGCTGGTGTTAAAGGTGTAACAATTTCAACGTTACAACCTAAACCATCAGAAGGTGCATTTGCAAATGGAGATAAAACTAAATTAGATGGTATAGCCGCTGGAGCACAAGTAAACGTTGCTACAAACCTTTCACAAACTACAGCTACTGGATCGTTAACAATAGCATCATCAACAGGTACAAACATAACTGTTGCTGAAGCAACTGGTAGTATTGCTGGTTTAATGAGTACTACTCATCATGATAAACTAGATGGCATAGCTACTAGTGCAACTGCTGACTCAGCTGCTTCAGTTGTTGAAACAAAAGCGGGTTCTAACTCTTCTAAGTTTGTAACACCTGCTTCTTTAGCTGGTAGATCTGTAACATCAACTATTGATGTTAGTGCAATGGATGCAACAGTGTTAAAAGCTTTAATAGATCATGATCTTGATACACCAAATGTTATTGTTGAAGTTCATGGACTTACTTCAAAAGAAGTTTATATCTGTGAGTATCATAAGGATAATAATGGTTCTGCTTCTGATGATCACTTAACTTTCCATTTTGCTGAAGTACCAAGTGAGGATTTAGTTGTAACAGTTACTTCTTGCAAAAACGCAAGCTCAGTAACAGCTACTTATCCTGCATCTTAATAATAATTAAAAATACGGCGGTACTTCGGTACCGTCAGTATTAATATAACTATAATAATATGCCTATAAATATGAATGCCGCTGGAGGCATAACACATCAAGATGAATTCCTTTTAAAGGGTTCTGCACCTACTTTACGTTTCACTGATACAGACACGGGAGCTGATTCGTATCTCACAGCATCAAGTACTGCTGGAGCTTTATCCTTATGGGCTGATTCTGGAAGTGAAGCAAATACAACAAAAATATATTTTGGGTGTGATGGTAAAGAGGTTGGTCATTTTAGGGGAGATAGTAATCAAATAAGTAGTTTAAGATTATTTCCAGAAAAAAATGATTCTACTTCTGCTGGTATTTTCTTTGGTACTGCTGCTGATGGTTCTGGTCCTGGCATTGGTACGTGGAATGATGTTAGAGTTATGTCTATGGATGAAAATGAAGTAGTTCACTTATATCCAGGTTCTAATACTACAGGTGCACTTCAATTAAAATCAGCTAATGGTCATGTAGAAACTGCAGCTAACTTAACAGTTGGTAGTACATTATATGCTAGTACTATTGAGGATAAAGGTGCGGACATGACTATAATAAATGCGCATAATGATGCTGCAATTTGGCTTAAAACTTCAACTGGAAGCTCGACATATTTAAACTTTAAAGTTCATGGTGCTGGTCATACTGAAACCGCAGGTAATCATAAAATTGGAGGAGCTTTACAAAGAACCTACACTACAGTAACACACTCTAGTAATACGCATACTTGTAATTTAAGTGTAAATGATAATTTTATAATAAATGCTAACGCTGCTACCAATACTATAGCTATGACTATTGCAGATGCAAATATTGGTCAATCTGGTAATATAGTTATTGTAAATGCTTCTTCTGGTACTGTTGCTTTCGCTGCATTACCTAGTTATATGCTAACACCTGATTCAGCAACTGTAAACTTTGTAACAACAAATAGTGCTGTATCTTTATTTTCTTATCTAGTTATTAGTGATGATGATGCTGGCAATAGGAGAGTACTTGTTAATTATGTTGGTAACTTCGGATAAAATAAATAAGTATGAAATGGATACCATTTGCAAGAAAAGATTTCTGGTTAAAGAACACGACAGGATCGTTTTCAACATCAACGACTACAACTTGGAGTACATCTAAAAGTACTACAACAACATACAATACTTCTCATAGTACTACTACGACATATAATACTAGTCATAGTACTACAACTACATTTAATACTAATACGTCTAAAGTAACTACGACAACATTCAACACTAGTCAATCTACTAGTAAAAATACAACAACAACATACGCTACTAGTCACACAACTAATACCACTACTACGTGGAACACAACTAGAGACACAACAACAACTTGGGAGACTAGTAAAAACACTACTACCACGTATAATACTAGCCGTAGTACTGACACTACAACAACGTATAATACAAGTAAAAATACAACTACTGTGTACGCAACAAGTCATACAACGAGTACAACGTACAACACTAGTACCACTACTACAACTAGTTATACAACTTATTACAACACAAGTCAAACTACGACTACCACGTGGAGTACTAGTAAGAGTACGACTACTACATATGCCACTAGTCATACAACTAATACAACTACAACCTGGGCAACAAGTAGAGATACAACAACAACGTATGCTACTAGTAAAACAACTACTGAAACGTATAATACTATGCATGATACAACTACTACGTATACCACATATTGGAATACTAGTAGAAATACTACTACGACATATAATACAACTACAACGTATAATACATATCACAGTACAAGTCATAGCACAACAACAACTTTTAATACTAGTTCAAATACAACGACTACGTATACAACTTATTATGTTTCTTCATGGAATACAACACGTAGCACGTCTCACAGTACAACTACAACATACAACACGACATATGCTACCAGTCACAGTACTACAACAAGTTATAATACAACTTATAACACGTATCATAGTACTTCTCATTCAACGACGACAACATATAATACAACGTATAACACTAGTAAATCAACAACTACAAGTTATACCACATCATTTAATACAACAACAACGTATAATACTAGTCGTACAACAATGACTTCTTATGCAACTAGTCATACAACAAGTACAACATATTATACAAGTAAAAATACTACTACAACTTATAATACTAATAGAACAACTACTACAACTTGGTCAACAAGTCATCAAACTGATACGTTTACCACAAGAAACACTGGTACAACAATAACAATGTGGAACACTGGTAACTACACAAGTAGAACAACATTTACCGCTGGTGGTGGAGGCGGTGGCGGTGACTGCTTTAGAGGTTGTATGTAAATTAAATAATTATGGCACATAGATTTAGAGATTCATACTTAAACGCAACATTAACATTTGCAGATGATAAAATTACCTGGTTTTGCCCAGAGATGAATGACGTGCGAGAAGTTATGATGTCTTGGGAACAACCTATTATGAATAAAATGGCTGAGGTTGCTGTATCTTCTGGCGATCATGTTTTAGAGTGTGGTTTTGGTATGGGTATATTATCTACAGCTGTTCAAGCTAGAAACCCAGCATCTCACACTATAGTTGAATGTCATCCTCAAGTACTAGTTAAATTAAATGAGTGGGCGGCTGATAAACCAAATGTAACTGTAGTAAATGGTAAATGGTTTGATTTATTAAGTGAACCAGAAAAATACGATGCAATATTAATGGACACTTATGTTGATGATGATTTACATCCTAAGTTTGCCGGTTTTTGTCAAAAGAAAGCTAAAGATAATTGTAAGGTTAGCTGGTGGAATTTTAGTGGTGGAACAACAGATGAGTTTATGAAGTTTTATTGGGATAATGTAACGTTTACAGAAGTTACAGGTTTAACAGTACCTGAAAATACTTATTATAATAGAACAAATTACTTTGTGCCATTAAAAGTTTTAAATCAAAAAGCAAAAACATATGGTATAGTTGATTCATCAAACGTACACACATCTACTAGTGAAACAAGAAATATTTATAAGTTCGATGCTGATCAAGATGTATTAACGTGTGCAGATCCATCTAATCCTAGTCTAGTGGTTAAAAAAGGTATGTTATCATATGGTGTTAAGTGTAAAGGTATTTATAATATAAACAACGGTTTATTAGTTGTTACTGGAAATCATCCAATGATAGTTAAAAGAGAAGGATCTTGGATTGAAAAAAATATGAATGAATTAGTTATTGGTGATAAGCTATATAAAGTAGATAATACTGAGGTTGAAATTACAAATTTAAACTTTGATAGCTCTGAAACAATATATACTGTTGTGAGATTAAATTCTGATGACAATTATTTTGTAAATGATATATTAATTAAAAACGGAGGAAAAGATGCCTAATACTACTACAACATGGTTTACCGCTTGGGCAACAAGTAGAGAAACATATCATGCTACATCGTACGATTCGTATTATCAAACGTATTTTAATACTAGTAAAAACACCACTACAACATATAATACATCACACACGACAACTACGTCATGGAATACTAGTCATAATACAACTACTACGTATAATACTAGTCACAATACTACTACTACTTACAATACTAGTCATTCTACTGGTACATCTCGTAATACGTCGCATAGTACAACTACGGTATATAATACATCTCATTCTACATCTCATAGTACTACCACAACGTATAATACTACTTACGCGACTAGTCGTGGTACTTCTCATAGTACTACTACAACGTATAATACATACCATAGTACATCTCATAGTACAACTACAACGTATAATACAACTTGGTCAACTAGTTCCAATACGTATAAAAGTACAAGTCATACAACAACTACAACCTGGAGTACGAGTAAGAGTACAACAACCACGTATAATACAACGTATGCTACAAGCCATAGTACAGCCACTAGTCATACTACTTCAACAACCTGGCAAACGAGTCAGAGTACGTCTCATACAACTGAGACTACGTACTATACGTCTCATAACACAACAACCACGTATAATACGTCACATACGACAACCACAACGTTTAACACTAGTCAGAGTACTACTACAACAACTACGTATAATACGCAAAGAAGTACAACTACAACGTTTAACACTAGTTCAACAACAACTACAACGTGGCAAACAAGTCATGGTACATCTCATAGCACAACAACAACATATGCTACGTCAAGAGATACAACGACTACTTATAATACAAGTAAAAGTACAACAACTACTTACAACACTAGTCACACAACTAGCACGACTACTACGTATAATACTACAAAAACCACAACCACGACGTTTAATACATCGCAGTCAACAACTACAACATTTAACACGTCACAGTCAACCACTACTACCACTACGTATAACACAAGTAAAACAACGAATACAACTTTTACTACAACTTGGTCAACTAGTACTAACACAACAACTGTTTACGCTACAGCTACAACAAGAAGTACTACTACAACCTATAATACTAGTAAGAGCACAACTACGACTTATAATACGTACCATAGTACAACTACAACATTTAATACTAGTCAAAGCACAACTACATCTTGGAATACAACCACCACGACAATGACGTCTAGATATAATACAACAAGAAAAGATATGTCTACTATGGTTGATTATTTAAATAGAGGTGCGTTATCAACTTTTAATTCATCAACACAACAAAACTTCTTATCTGTTTGTAGTGCTACAATTAATCAAACATATTATCACAATGGTAGTGGAATACTTCCAGTCGGTGGAGATGTTGTTAAAGACGGTAGTGGTAATTGGCTAGCTGCTGGATATTATAGAGTTGGTGATGGTAGTAAATATATTAGAATTATGAGTAGTGTTGGTGTTGTTCAAGGGTTAAACGATTGCGCTTAGAAATAAGTGATATTGTGTAACTATATATAATAACGAATTAAATTTAATAATATGGAAATGTTTAATAAAAAGGTTTTAGACGGAAGAATAGGACCATTAAAGAAAAATACAAACTTAGATGACTTAGAACAAGTTGAGGGTTATGTAATTAGAAAAGCAAGTGAAGCTGGTTTAGAGACTAGTTATGATGTTATGGCAGAAGAAATGCCTTATTTTAAAACCATGGGTTATACGTCATATGGAACTAGTTTTATAATGCAACCCTTGAATCTTAAGTTTAGAACTGAGCAGATAGACGATGCTTATGATGATAAAGATATTGATGTTTTAGATTGGGCTGGATATTTAAATAAAAATATTCAAGAAAAACAAGCTAATAAATATCAAAATAGAAGAAAGGTAGATACAAAAAAATATCCTTATAAAGATTATTTAGTTGTTTTACCTGGATCTAATAAATTAAAAGAAATAGTGTGTTTAAATAAAATGATAGCAATATCAAAAAAATATAAACACAACATATGGTTTAAACCACATCCTATCACTAAACATCAGTTTATTGGTGAGCTACAAGATTTATTTGGTGAAGAAGCTATATTACATAGAGATATGGATTTATATCATTTTTTAGTTAAAGCTAAGAAAGTATACACAACACATGTGAGTGAAAGTGCTTTATATGCGACTATACTTGGTAAAGATATAGAACCAATAGATGTTTGGCAGTTAACACATAAAGGATCTTTTCATCATATCAACGCTAGATTATACGATAATAAAAACATTGAATGGGTTAATAAAACGTTTTCTAGCCCTAAATCAGGTGTTATTAATCCAAACGTTGATAAAAATTGGAAAGAAAAAGTAGATAAATACTTTGAGTATATTTTAAACAAAAGATATTACTACAAAGATTGGTTTATAGACAATAGAAAACCAAAATCTAAAAAATAGTAAAAAGCGTGACAATTGCGTAATAATATAAGAGTAAGAAGTTTAATTAAAATTTAATAAAATGGCAAAAAAGACAAAAGATTTAAAAATCACAAAAGACGAACTAAAGTCTATACAAGTTGTAGTAACTGAAATTAATCAGTTGCAGATGCAAATAGGTGGCTTAGAAGTACAAAAAGACATAGCTTTGAGCAGATTAAAAGAAGGTCAAGGGATGTTAAGAAAACTACAAGCTGGGCTTGAAGATAAGTATGGAAAAGTCTCTGTTAATTTAGATACAGGAATTTTAAAACCAGTTGAAGATGAGCAAGCACTTAATAAGAAAAATTAGTATAGGCAAGGATTATAAAAACGAAGCTATGCATTATTCTGTAGGCCAAGAGGTTTATGGAGGACATATGATAGATTGTATTGTCGAAGAAGATGAAAAATATAGTATATTCATTATAAAGAATAACGAAATTTTACCTTGGAAAGACTTTAATAAAAACATGGCAATAGCAGTTGAATATAATTTAGAATATTAGTGAAATCACTACATGATTTCGTTGTTGAACCTTTTGGTGGTAGGTATACTAACCAAAAAAAGGTAGGTGATAAGACTTTAATATTGAATAGTGAAATAACTCACCATCAATATGTTAACAGAATAGGTGTTGTTAAATCACTACCACTAATTGGTAAAACAAATATAAAAGTAGGGGATCAAGTTGTTGTTCACCATAATATATTTAGAAGATGGTATAATATAAGGGGTGAAGAAAAAAACAGCAAAGGTTATATAGATGACAATAGCTATCTATGTACATATGATCAAATATTTGCTTACAAAAGAAAAGACAAATGGAAAGCTGTTGAAGGCTACTCATTTGTAAAACCAATTGAATCTAATGATATATTTAGTTTAGATAAAGAACAACCTTTAATAGGTGTTTTAGTATATTTAGACGACACCAATAATGAATTAAAAAAAGGTGATCTAGTAGGTTTTACACCCTCTAGTGAATACGAGTTTATAATTAATGGTGAAAGATTATATAGAGTTAGATCTAAAAATTTAACTATTAAGTATGAATATCAAGGAGAGGAAAAAGAATATAATCCAAGCTGGCTATAAAGCTGTTGAAGAATTAGTAAAAGTTGCTAAAGAACCAATAGTAGATAGTGGAGATGATATAACAGCTGATAGATTAAAAAACGCTGCAGCTACAAAAAAGTTAGCTATATTTGATGCGTTTGAAATACTTACCAGAATACAAGACGAGGAAAATATATTAGAAAATAAACCAAAAGAAGAAGAGAAAACTAAAACTTTTTCTGGGTTTGCTGAAAGAAGATCCAAATAATGTATAGTCAAGATTTATATCAAATAATAGAACCTGTTAAAATAAACACTTTAAAAAGATTAAATAAATCAAAAAAGTGGCAATATGGATATAATAAGGAGCATGATCTAGTTGTTATATCTAAAACAGGTGAGATAGGTGATATATATGAAATACAAAATCTTAAAATAGCTTTACCTAAAGCTCCTAAGAATATACATAGATTTAAAAGTGATAAGTTTGAGGTTGTTGAACAACCAAAAGCTTTACAAAGAATTAAAACTATATTTGATTGGAAAGAATATCCAAATGATTTTAAAAATCAATATATAGATTACATAGAGGAAGAGTTTAAAAGAAGAGATGAGGGCTTTTGGTATTACAATAAAGGTACACCAACATATATAACAGGAACACATTACATGTATTTACAATGGAGTAAAATAGATGTAGGACATCCAGATTTTAGAGAAGCAAATAGATTATTCTATATGTTTTGGGAGGCTTGTAAAGCAGATAAAAGATGTTACGGTATGTGTTACTTAAAAAATAGACGATCTGGTTTTTCTTTTATGGCTTCTGGTGAACTTGTAAATATGGCTACATTAGCTAGTGATTCAAGATTTGGTATATTATCTAAAACAGGTCCTGATGCTAAAAAAATGTTTACTGACAAAGTTGTGCCAATATCAGTTAATTATCCTTTCTTTTTTAAACCGATTCAAGATGGTATGGATCGACCTAAAACAGAATTAGCATATAGAGTACCAGCTTCTAAATTAACTAGAAGAAATATACAAGCAAGTGATAGACCAGAGGAGTTACAAGGATTAGATACTACTATTGATTGGAAAAATACTGGAGATAATAGTTATGATGGTGAAAAACTAAAACTATTAGCACATGATGAAAGTGGTAAATGGGAAAGACCTAATAATATATTAAATAACTGGAGAGTTACTAAAACTACATTAAGATTAGGTAGCAGAATTATTGGTAAGTGTATGATGGGATCAACATCAAACGCTTTAGATAAAGGTGGTGATAACTTCAAAAAACTTTATAAAGATTCAGATGTTACAAAAAGAAACCGCAATGGACAGACTAGCTCGGGATTATATAGTTTGTTCATACCTATGGAATGGAACTACGAAGGATTCATTGATTCTTATGGCTTACCTGTATTCGACACTCCAGAAACAGAAACAAAAGGACCGTATGGGGAATACATTGACACAGGTATTATCGAGCATTGGCAAAATGAAGTAGATGGTTTAAAAAACGATGGAGATGCTTTAAATGAATTTTATAGACAATTTCCAAGAACTGAAGAACATGCTTTCAGAGACGAAACTAAAAATAGTATATTTAATTTAGCTAAAATTTACGAGCAAATAGATTTTAATGAAGAATTAAATAATAATAATGAAATTACAAGAGGTAATTTCCAATGGATTAATGGAGCCAAAGATACTAAAGTTACTTTTTATCCTGATGCAAGGGGTAGATTTTTAATTAGTTGGGTTCCTAATCAAAGACAACAAAATAATATTATATTTAAAAATGGTAGAAAACACCCAGGAAATGAACATATGGGTGCTTTTGGTTGTGATAGTTATGACATATCAGGTACAGTAGATGGTCAAGGTTCAAAAGGATCTTTACATGGTTTAACTAAGTTTAGTATGGAGGATTGTCCACCAAGCCACTTTTTTTTAGAATATATTGCAAGACCAGCAACCTCAGAGATGTTTTTTGAGGATGTTTTAATGGCTTTAGTATTTTATGGGATGCCATTACTTGCAGAAAATAATAAACCTCGTCTATTGTATTATTTAAGAAGACGTGGTTATAGAGGTTATTCGATGAATAGACCTGATAAAGTTTGGAATAAATTATCTGTAGCTGAAAAAGAAATAGGTGGTATACCAAACTCTAGTGAAGATATTAAGCAGGCACACGCTGCCGCGATAGAAATGTATATACAAGATCATGTGGGATTAAAACAAGATGGTACTCATGGTAATATATATTTTAATAACACATTAGGTGATTGGGCTAAATTTGATATTAATAATAGAACAAAATTTGATGCTACTATTAGTTCGGGTTTAGCAATAATGGCTTGTAATAAACATTTATATAGACCTAATGCTGAAAAAGAAAGAACAAAATTAAACATAAGCATAGCTAAATATAAACAAAAAGGTATGCATTCAAAATTAATAAATTAATATGGCTGAGTCAGTTGTTAAAAGTTATTTCCCAAGTCAAGTTGCTAGCGACGTTGAGAAGATCCAAGTAGACTATGGATTAAAAGTTGCTAAAGCAATTGAAAGTGAGTGGTTTAAACGCGACTCTGGTGCTAATAGATATTATGGTAATCAAACAGAATTCCATAAACTTAGACTATATGCACGTGGTGAACAAAGTATACAAAAATATAAAGATGAATTATCTATTAACGGTGATTTATCATATCTTAACTTAGACTGGAAACCAGTACCTATTATACCTAAATTTGTAGATATAGTAGTAAATGGTATATCAGAAAGAGTATTTGATGTCAAAGCATATTCTCAAGATCCATATGGTGTTTCTAAAAGAACACAGTATATGGAAGCTAAAATACGAGATATGGAAGCTAAAGATCTAACTGATTTTGCTGAGCAAGCTTTTGGTGTAGATTTAAGAGAAACTAAAAAAGAAGAGTTACCTGATAGTATAGAGGAGTTAGAATTACACATGCAGTTAAGTTACAAGCAGTCTATTGAAATAGCAGAAGAGCAAGCTATTAATACTATAATGCAAGGTAACAACTATGATTTAACAAGAAGAAGATTTAATTATGATTTAACTGTTCTTGGTATTGGTGCTGTAAAAACTAACTTTAGTAAATCTAATGGAATTACTATTGATTACGTTGATCCTGCAAATTTAGTATACTCTTATACTGATTCGCCTTATTTTGAGGATATATATTATGTAGGTGAAGTTAAAAGTATACCTGTTAACGAGTTGAAAAAACAATTTCCTGATTTATCAACAGAAGAATTAGAAAATATACAAAAACAAGGTTTTCAAAATTCTGGATATTATAACAGAAGTATAACAGAAACAAATCAAGAAGATAAAAATCAAGTTCAAGTTTTATATTTTAATTATAAAACATATGCTAACGAAGTGTATAAAGTTAAAGATACCGCGACGGGAGCTAGCAAAATATTAGTAAAAGATGATCAATTTAATCCAGCTATGGATGAAATGCTTGAAAGAAAGTATGGTAAATTATCAAGGTCAATAGAGGTTTTATATGAAGGTGCTATGATTTTAGGTACTGAAAAAATGTTAAAATGGCAGTTAGCTAAAAACATGATGAGACCTAAAAGTGATTATACTAAGGTAAAAATGAATTACTCTATATGTGCACCAAGAATGTACAAAGGTAGAATTGAATCTTTAGTAAGCAGAATAACAGGTTTTGCTGATATGATTCAATTAACTCATTTAAAACTACAACAGGTAATGTCTAGATTAGTACCAGATGGTATTTATTTAGATGCTGATGGTTTAGCTGAAATAGACCTTGGTAATGGTACTAACTATAATCCACAAGAAGCATTAAACATGTTTTTCCAAACAGGTAGTATTATAGGTAGATCATTTACATCTGATGGTGATATGAATCCAGGTAAAGTACCTATTCAAGAAATACAAAGTGGATCTGGTGGTCAAAAAATGCAATCACTTATTCAAACGTATAATTATTATCTACAGATGATAAGAGACGTGACCGGATTAAATGAGGCTAAAGACGCTAGCTCACCTTCTAAAGATGCTTTAGTTGGTGTACAAAAAATAGCAGCTGCAAATAGTAACACTGCTACTAGACATATATTACAAGGTGGTTTATACTTAAGTGCTGAAACATCTGAAGCAATATCATTAAGAGTATCTGATATTATAGAATACTCTCCTGCTAGAGATGCTTTTATACAATCTATAGGCGCTCATAATGTTGCTACTTTAAGTGAATTAGAAAATTTACATTTGTATGATTTTGGTATATTCTTAGAATTAACACCTGATGATGAAGAAAAACAAATGTTAGAAAATAACATTCAGATGGCATTAACGCAACAAAACATTGAGTTAGAGGATGCTATAGATCTTAGAGAAATTAAAAACGTTAAATTAGCTAATCAACTTCTTAAAATAAGACGTAAGAAGAAATTAGAAAGAGATCAAGCTAATAACGAAAGAAATATACAAGCTCAAGCAGAAGCAAACGCTCAAGCTCAAGAAGTTGCAGCACAAGCTGAAGTTCAAAAAAATGCAGCTTTAACAGAACAAAAACTTCAATTAGCACAAACAGAAGCTCAAATAGAGTTAATGAGAATGTCTAAAGAAGTTGAACATAAAAAAGCTTTGATGAATCATGAATTCCAAATAAATAAAATATTAAAAGGTATGGAATTTGATAACATCACAGGTAAAGAGAAGATGAAAGAGGATCGAAAAGACGAACGAACTAGAATACAAGCTACTCAACAGTCTAAAATGATCGATCAAAGAAATAAAGATAAGTCCCCAGAAAACTTCGAATCCAGTGGAAACGATATAATGGGTGGCGGTTTTGGATTAAATTCGTTTGATCCAAGATAATTGTTTAATTATATAATATTATATTATGGCTAAAAATGAAGAAAAGGTAGTTGAAGAAGTTCAACCTACCGAAACTAAAAATGAATCTACGGAAGTAGAAAAAGAAGGTGGTGACATGAAAGTCACAGAAGAAACACCTGAAAAGGTTGAAAAACCTGAAACACCTAAAAACGAAGCTGGTGATTTTAAATTAGATTTTTCTAACAAACCAGAAGAGGTTGTTGAAGAGAAAGAAGATTTAATGGATAACACCGAAGCCAATAAATTCAAAACTCCTGAAAAACAAGAGGAAGTTGTTGAAGAAAAAGCTGAACAACCTATTTTAGAAGAGGTTGAAGTTTCAGAAGAGGAAGTTCAAGAAAAAGTAGAAGAGGTTAAAGAAGATGTTGAACAAGCTGTAGAGCAAGCTCAACAAACTGGAGAACCTTTACCGGAAAACATTCAAAAAGTCGTGGACTTTATAAATGATACTGGTGGTAGTTTAGATGACTATGTAAGACTTAATCAAGATTATACTAAACATGATGATAAAGCTTTACTTAGGGAATACTACAAACAAACAAAACCTCATTTAACTGATGATGAAGTTCAATTTATTATGGAAGATAAATACTCATGGACTGAAGAGGAAGAAGAAGATGAGAAACTTGTTAAAAGAAAAAAATTGGCGTTAAAAGAGCAAGTTGCAGACGCTAGAGCCCACTTAGACGGGTTAAAGTCTAAATATTACGAAGAAATCAAAGCTGGATCTAACTTAACGGAAGATCAACAAAAAGCTGTAGATTTTTTCAATCGTTACAACGAAGATGCTAAGGTAAGCGAAGAGCAGTCTTCTATATTTATAAAAAAGACAGATAATGTCTTTTCAAACAAATTCAAAGGTTTTGAATATAACGTGGGAGAAAAAAAATATAGATTTAATGTTAGGGACGTTGATAAAGTAAAGAAAAACCAAAGTGATATTGGAAATTTTATTAGTAAGTTTACGAACAAGAATAATGAAATGGAAGACGCACAAGGTTATCATAAATCTTTATTTACAGCAATGAACCCTGATTTGGTTGCTAATCACTTTTACGAACAAGGCCGAGCAGATGCTATCAAGGATAGTGTTGCAAAAGCTAAAAACGTTGATATGGACCCTCGTAAAACACACGAAAAAGTTCAAGATGTTAGCGGTTTTAAAGTAAGAGCAGTACCTTCAGGTGATTCTTCGAGTGACTTTAAATTTAAAATTAAACGTAAATAACTTTTTAAAAATTAAAAACAATGGCTTTAGGAACATTTTCAGGCGGTGCATCAACTGCACACCTGACTCCCAGACCGGATAAAAGTTTATTCGCTGGGAATTACCTGTCAATAGACGGTAATGATTTTAATTTCACCAAACAGTTTTTACCAGAAGTATACGAAAAAGAAGTTGAAAGATTTGGTAACAGATCTATTAGCGGTTTTTTACGTATGGTTGGCGCTGAAATGCCAATGGCTTCTGATGAAGTTGTATGGGCTGAGCAGGGAAGAATTCACGTAGCATTTGACGATTGTAGTCTTGCTGCGAACTCTGACGCTGCGACGAACAAAATCACTTTCGCTAGTTCTGCAAATCAAGATTATGTAAATATTGGAGATACTGTAATAATTAGCAAAGGTGGTAAAACTACTAAGTGTTATGTCCAAGCTAAACCTTCTGCAACTACTATTACTGCTGTGCCTTACAAGGCTGATCAGTTAATGGATGCTGCTGCTGGTGGTTGGGATAATACTGGTGCAACAACAGGCATTAGCTTGTTTGTTTACGGTTCTGAATATGGAAAAGGATCTAAGGATGTTGGTAATTCTATAAACGCTAAAAGCGAATTTTATAAGAATTCTCCAGTTATCATTAGAGACAAATATTCTGTAAACGGTTCTGATACTGCTCAAATTGGTTGGGTTGAAGTTACTACAGAAATCGGTACATCTGGTTACTTGTGGTATCTAAAATCTGAGCATGAAGCAAGAATCAGATTTGAAGATCAGTTAGAAATGGTAATGATTGAAGCTGAAAAAGCTGCTCATTCATTTACTGCAGACCCTGGCGCTGGATCTAACAGTTTTACTGTTAAAGGTTCAGAAGGTATGTTTGCTGCTATCGAATCAAGAGGATTAGTTTATTCTGATGCTGATTTTGGTGGTTCAGATGCCGCTGATGGTTTAGCTGATTTTGATAAAATTCTTCAAGAATTAGATAAGCAAGGTGCTATCGAAGAAAATATGTTATTCCTTAATAGAGGAGTTTCATTAGCTATCGATAACATGCTAGCTGCTCAAAATTCTTATGGAGCTGGTGGTACATCTTATGGTGTATTTGACAATTCTGAGGATATGGCATTAAATTTAGGTTTCTCTGGTTTCAGAAGAGGTTCTTATGACTTCTATAAAACTGACTGGAAATATCTTAACGACTCTACTACTAGAGGATTAGTTAAAGATGTTGAAGGAGTTTTTGTACCAGCTGGAGTATCTACTGTTTATGACCAAATTCTTGGTAAAAACATCCAGAGACCATTCTTACATGTCAGATATAGAGCTTCAGAAGCTGATGACAGAAGAATGAAATCTTGGATCACTGGTTCAGTTGGTGGAAACTATACTTCTGACGAAGACGCAATGAACGTTCATTTCTTATCTGAGAGATGTTTATGTGTTCAAGGAGCAAATAACTTTATTTTGCTTAAGTCTGGTGACGGAGTAATCGGTGATGCTGACTAATCAACACTAATTAAAGGTTAAAGGGAGCTTCGGCTCCCTACACCTTTATTTTTAATAACTTTTTTAATTATATTATATCATGGCAAAAAAAACAAGCACCCCAGATACGTGGGAAATGAAAGATAGGATTTATCATTTAAAATCAGATAGTAAACCTGTCGTTTATGTAATTCCAAGTAGACACACTAGAAGAAAACCTTTATTATGGTTTGATGATAATGAGAAAATACAAAAAGAATTACGATACGCAACTAACCAAAGTTCACCTTTTGTGGAAGAACAAAAAGGAGTTGCAACTCTAGGGCATATAGCCTTTAGAAATGGAACGTTAGTTGTTCCAAAAAGAAGACAAAATCTTCAAAAAATGTTATCACTATATCATCCAATGAAAGACATTATATATGTTGAACGTGATGAAGTGAAAGAAGCAACAAATGATTTAGGTTACATGGAAATGGAAATCGAAGCTTTATTAGTTGCTAGAGAAATGGACATAGATCAAGCTGAGGCAATACTCAGAGTTGAAATAGGTAGTAGCGTAAATAATATGACCTCTAATGCAATAAAAAGAGATCTAATGCTTATGGCTAAGAAAAACCCTTATATGTTCTTAGAATTAGCTCAAGATGATTCTGTGGAGCTAAGAAACATTGGTATTAAAGCTGTAGAAGCAAATATACTAAAAATTTCACCTGATAACAGAACGTTTCAATGGGCAAGTAATGGTAGAAAACTATTTACAGTACCATTAGATGAACATCCATATTCAGCTTTAGCCGCTTGGTTTAAGACTGATGAAGGTATGGAGGTTTTAACATCAATACAAAAAAGATTAAAATAATTAATCACTTTATAGAGTAGTCATCTCTATGAGGTGACTACACTATAAATAAAAAAACTATGGCAGTTAATATCGATACAGTATATCAAAGAGTGTTAGCAATAGCTAATAAAGAACAGAGAGGTTATATAACACCTCAAGAGTTTAACTTATTGGCGAACCAAGCACAAATGAATATATTTGAACAATACTTTTACGATTGGAATCAATTTGAAAAAGGAGAAACAGGTAATGATAGTACATATTCTGATATGCTAGATTTGATAAACGAAAAAATTGATATTTTCGAAAAATTTAGAGTTAGCTGTTTATATACAACTAATGCTAATCAAGCTGGTATATGGGAATTACCAGATCATTATAGAATGGGTGAAATATACTCTTTATGTAATGGTCAATATGTTGAAATAGAAAAGATTGATCAAAATCAACTTCATCATATACAAAACTCTCCATTAACAGCTCCAACAATAGACAGACCTGTCTATGTTAGAACATCTAATATACTTAGAATTGGATCAACAACAGATCTATTAACAGGTATACCTTTAGAAAGAACAATACAAGTCTTTCCAACAATCACTACAGGAGTCGTGTGTAATTACATAGATCACCCATCAAAGGTATCTTGGGGATATACAATAGTTAATGAGAAAGCTTTATACAATGCTGATAGAACAACTCATTTTGAATTACACCCATCTGATGAAAAGAATTTAGTTATTAAAATATTAGAATTAGCTGGTATTTTAATAAAAGATCCTGGACTATATCAGTTAGCTGGTACAGAAGAGGCTCAATATTTACAACAAGAAAAACAATAATAAGATATGCCACTATTTACAGGAACACAACAACAATATTACGAAAATAGTCAGAGTTTCACAACAACAGCAAATCAGGCAAATGGTTCTGGTCATGGTGATGAGGGTAAATATGTATTAAGTTTTGATCCTGCACCAACAGCTGAAGAACAATTTACTGTATTTGTCAACGGAACAGAAGTTAGTAGTGGAACATATACTTATGCTACAGCTGGTACACCAGCAATTGGTACTATAACATTTACGTCTGGTAAACCAGCATTAGATGATATTGTACTAGTTAAACAGTTTAACTTTGACGAAAATTTAGGTAACTATCAGTTTATAACTGTTAAAGATATTATAAACAACTTTATGGTTGGTTATGTTGGACCAAACAAAATAGTTAATAAAGTTAGAAGAGCTGATGTAGCTTTTCATGCACAAAGAGCAATACAAGAATTAAGCTATGATGTATTTAGATCTAGCAAATCACAAGAAATAGATATACCACCAAGTTTAACAATGGCCTTACCTCATGATTATGTTAATTATATTAAATGTAGTTATATAGATAATGGAGGTTTAGAGCATATTATATACCCAACAGGTAAAACTAGTAATCCAAAAGGTATTATACAAGCAGATGATTTTACTTACATGTATGATAGTAATGGAGATGTATTAGAATCTTTTGACTCAGAAACATGGACTGCTTTCAGATCAAAATCAGAAGGTACAACAGTTAATGGATCTCCTGAAAATTTATATGATTATCAAAATGATACAGGTTCTAGATACGGTGGTAACCCAGAAAGTTTACAAGTAAACGGATTATTTTATATAGATAACGCTAGAGGTAAAATACATTTTAGTTCAAGTTTGACTGGTAAAACAATAACATTACATTACGTGAGTGATAGTCTTGGTACTGATGCTGAAATGATAGTTCATAAATTCGCAGAAGAAGCCATGTATAAATGGATAGCTCATGCTATCTTATCTACAAAATTTGATACACCTGAAACATTAGTTCAAAGATATAAAAGAGAAAGGTTTGCTGCTATAAGAAACGCAAAACTAAGATTATCTAACTTGAAAATAGGAGAGCTAACTCAGGTAATGAGAGGTAAGTCGAAACATATAAAACATTAATAAAATATGGCTGAATTGAAACAAGATTTTCGTTATGGTAAAATGAATAAAGACCTTGACGAAAGATTAGTTCCTAACGGTGAGTATAGAGACGCAATGAATATTGAAGTAGCTAGTTCTGAGGGTAGTGAAATTGGTACTGTACAAAACATATTAGGAAATCAATTAGCTTATAATGGTTTAATAGGTATATCAGGTTCAGAATGTATAGGAGTTGTAAAAGATTCTGCTAAAGACAGAATATATTGGTTTATAAAAGGAAATACAGTAGATGCAATAGCTGAATATGATCCACTAAGAAGATCAGTGACACCTGTATTAGTTGATACACAAGGTATTTTAAATTTTAGTAGAGCTTATGCTTATAGAATAACCGGTGTAAATATAATAGAAAACTTATTATGTTTTACTGACAATCTTAATGAGCCTAAAATGATCAATATAGATACATTTAAAGCTGGTAGTAGTAACTTTAGCACACATACACAGTTGAGAGATCATAACAATGCTCTTTATAATTTTGAAGAAAGAGATATAACTGTAATAAAAAAATCACCAGTACAACCTCCAACATTAACCATGTCAAATACCTTGACAGATGGTCCTACCGAAACTACATTATTACAAACAAACTTTACACATACAGTAGACGCAGAAGTTGTTCCATTAAGTACGGGAAATTATACCGCTGGTAGTGGTTATTTAACATTTACCACACCTGCGATTGATTTATTAGAGTGGGACGGTAAAAAAATAAAGTTAACATTACTAAACGATGCTGATGATGAAGAAATAATATTAACAGTAAATAATGTTGATTCTACTCAAAATAGAATTTATGTTCATATTGATGCAATATCGACAGAGATATTAGCTGGAGCTCAAGACTGGAAAGTAGAATTAATAGAAGATGAAAAACTTTTTGAATTTAAATTTGTTAGATTTGCATATAGATATAAATACAAAGATGGTCAATACTCAGCTATTGGACCCTTCACAGAAGTAGCTTTTTTACCTCAAGAATTTGATTATGCACCTAAAAAGGGTTATAATTTAGGTATGGTAAACGAACTTAAAAAATTAACAATATCTAATTTTAGAACAGCTCATAAACCTAAAGATGTTGTTGAAATAGATATATTATATAAAGATGATGTAAACACAAATGTTTATACTGTTAAAAGTATAAAAGGTTACTACGGTAACAAAGATGATGAGTGGACTAGTAATAGTTTAGAAATAACATCTGAAGTTATACATAAAGTTTTACCAGCAAATCAAATGATTAGACCATGGGACAATGTTCCAAAAGTAGCAAAAGCTCAAGAAATGGTTGCTAATAGATTAGTTTACGGTAACTATAAACATCAATATAATGTTGTAGATGAAAATAATCGTGAAATAACTCCTTTATTTAAAGTAACTGCACCAGCTATAGTTGGACCACCGGGTGAGCCTTCTAAATCTGTAAAATCGCTTAGAACTTATCAAGTAGGTATAGTGTACTTAGATGAGTATGGTAGAGAAACACCTGTGTTAACAGATCCTAGTGGATCTATACAGTTAGATAAAGCTGCTGCAAGAAGATATAATAAATTATCAGTTAGGGTTTTAAATCAACCTCCACAATGGGCAACTCATTTTAAATTTTTTATTAAAGAAACATCTCAACCATACTATAACTTAGCTATGGATAGACATTATAAAGCTGAAGACGGTAATGTTTGGTTGGCTTTTCCTTCATCGGAAAGAAATAAAATAGATGAAGAAACATTTTTAATATTAAAGAAAAGACACGATAGTGATATATTTGTTTCTGATCCTGCTAAATATAAGGTTATTGCTATTGAAAATAACGCACCTGACTTTTTAACAATTAAAAAAGTTTCAAAAGGTTTTGTCGAGCATGACGCTAATGGTAGAATGTTTTTAACAGGTGGTTATCCGGAAGCAAATACAGCAAGAGTAAGAATATCAAAGCTTTTATGGGGTCGTGTTTTTGGAGGTATAACAGGTAGTGATGACGATGCTAATTTAACTAGTGCATCGATACATCAATTAAGCGATTTAATGTGTAGAATTACTAGAGGTAAAAGACAAACTAAATGGTATAATATAGCTAATATAATTTATGTGGCAGACAATAAAGATGCTGTTACATTTACTAACGGAAACGCTAGTGATGCTGGTGATCATAATGGTAAATATTGGCAAGTAGATATAGAAGATAAATTTGACGAAGGAGATGCAGGTTGGTTAGGATCTGTTGCGGCTGGTACACATCACGATAGTGGTTGTAAATTTGAAATATGTCAAAGACAGAAAAAATTATTACCTGAATTTCAAGGTAGATTTTTTGCTAAAGTTTATAGAGATGCTGTATTAGAACAAAACATAACAAACTTTGATAATGAAGATGATTATAGAATAGTAGCTAGTAATCAATTTGGTCAAATAGATAGAACAATACAAAATTATAATAGTGGTAATGCGTGGACAGGTAAACCAAAATCATACAAGTTTTGGAGAGAACATGAAAAAGGAAATTTTATAAGCGGAACAGATACTTGGAATAGTAAAGCTGCTGGTTGGTTTATATATAAAACTCATAAACCATATTGGTTTAAAGATATAGGTGGTGAAGGTGATATAGGTATGTACAGAAACCAAGGATCAGAAAATGCTGGTAAAAATAAAGCTGAAGGTTATGGTGCTCAGACAGGATCAGATATAATAGAAATAGGGTATCATAGTTTTGGAGAAAAAACAAATAATAGTGAGAATGGTCAAGATGAAGCTTGGGTTGATTTTTGGCAAAAGTTTGGTAAAGCTAGTGCTAATAGTGAATTAAAACCTGAACACTCTGATTTTGTAAAAGGATTACAACAATTAGAAGGTATAATAAGATTCGCATCAGATCCTGATGAAAACAGAATATATAGAATAAAAGGTTATAGAAGAAGTGCTTTAGCTATGTATGAAGGAAGAAGTAGTGGTGGTAGTGGTAGAACAGCTACTTTTGCTAGTAGTAGGGTTGTTCTTTGGACTATTAAATTAGATAGACCTTTAGAATGGGCTCCTGAAGATACTTATGATGCTTCAGCTCCTGAAACAAGTGGTATACAAAATTTTGGAAATGGTCAATCATATAGAACAGAAATACAATTAGGTAGTACATTTATCGATGAAGAAGAAAACGATGGTTTTACATCTGACAATCCAGCTATTTGGGAAACAGAACCAAAAGAAGCTCCTGAATTAAATTTATTTTTTGAAGCAACTGAAGGTTATGCGTTAGATAATGCTCTTAGTAATCCTCATGGTGCTGCTAGACAATTACCTTATTCAAATTGTATTAGTTTTGCTAATGGTGTTGAATCAAATAGAATACGAGATGATTTTAACGCACCGACAATATCTAAAGGTGTTAAAGCATCTAGCACGTTAGCAGAAAAATATGAAGAAGAACATAAAACAAATGGATTAATATTTTCACAAATATTTAATTCTTCATCAGGAATAAATAGATTAAATCAATTTATAATGGGTGAGAATATAACTAAAGATGAAAATCCTGCTTATGGTAGTATACAGAAGCTAAACGCAAGAGATTCAGACATGACTGTTCTATGTGAGGATAAATGTTTAAATATATTAGCCAACAAAGATGCTTTATTTAATGCTGATGGAAATGCAAACGTAACATCTAATACAGCTGTTTTAGGACAATCAGTTCCTTATGTTGGTGAGTTTGGTATAAGTAAAGATCCAACAAGTTTTGCAACATATGGATTTAGATCTTATTTTACAGACAAAGCAAGAGGTGTTGTATTAAGGTTATCTAGAAATGGTTTAGAACCTATATCAGCACATGGTATGCTAGATTACTTTAGAGATAAATTAGCAGAAACAGATATAGCTATTGGAGCTTTTAATGATAAAAAAGGTTTATATGATATATCATTACAAAGTAGTAGTGTTAGAGGTTTAGATGATACTATTTCATTTAAAGAAGAAGTACAAGGTTGGCCAAGTAGAAAATCTTATCTTCCAGAAGCTGGTATATCGTTAAATAACTTATATTATACATTTAGAAACGGTGAAATGTATTCCCATGATAATGAAGTTAGAAATACTTTTTATGGTGGTAGTGCTGTAAATTCATCTGTTAAGTTTATATTCTCTGACGCACCTGACACGATAAAAAGCTTTGGAACATTAAATTATGAAGGTAGTCAAAGTAAAGTAATACAAGATTTAACTGATGGTGAATACTTTAACAATGCTACTAAAGCTGGTTGGTATGCTAGTAGCGTTGTAACTGATTTAGAAGAAGGTAATGTGTATCAGTTTAAAAATAAAGAAAACAAATGGTTTAGTTTTATACAAGGTAATACTTTAACCTCACCTACTCTTGCAAATATAAATTCAGATGAGTTTAATATACAAGGTATAGGAGAAATGAAAGAAGCAGCTAGTGGAGATACTACACCAAGTGATGTAACTATAACAATAATTGAAAATAACGACTAATGGCATTAACTAATTGCACTATAACATCCACAGCGGTAGACGTAACCTCAAATCAAGCAGTAGGAACTACAGCTAGTCAAGTTTTAGTTATTACTCCAGATGTTGGTTATGTTGTTAAAGCTACTGATTTTTCAAAACAATCACCTCCAACAGGGATTGACACTATAACATTAAGTGATAGTACAACCGCTTATGCGTTAGATAATACAGTATTAGTAACTTGTGATTTAACTAACAGTTATAACCCTGGTACAAATGATGTAACCTTAACAATAGATATTGATGGAGCTGCAGTTTTATCTCAGGATAAAGGAGAAACTAGACTAACAAACGTTACAACAGTTGAAACAAATACAACATCATCAAGTGGAACAAATAGTTATACTGTAACAGGAACTTATGATGGCGTTGGAGACCCAGTTGCTGTAGTAACAAAAACTATAACAGCTACTTCAGGTAAGTATTTTACATCTGAACCTAGTCACGTAGTAACAACTGGAACAGCTGATCATTATACGATAACCTGCTCAACAACAGTACACGCTACATACACCGATGCTATACTGTCTAAAACTTTTGAGATAAAATATAACTTTCCAGATGGTGAGAGCACAAACCCTTCTGCAGATGTAATTACAATTACAGCAAATGCTGATGGTACTTTAATAACAGATGATGGCCTTAAGCTTATTAATAGTTATACAATTGAACCAAACTCTATTTCACAGAATAGAACAGAAGGAACATTAAGAGTATATGGTGAGAGTGGTGCTCAAGTAGATTTGGCTATGGTTAACGAAGATAGTACAGCTTACAACTTTACAGATTTAAATTTTACTGGTGGTGGTTCAAAAGCATTAACAATACCAAGTAATGGTTATATAGATGTAGACGTTGTTTATCCAACAACTGGTGATCCAGATCAGTATGACTTTACTTTAAGTACCGCTGCTTACGCAGGATCTGATTTAGCTAGTGGTATAGACCCTGACAATAATAGTATTGCTACTTTTAACGTTATATCATATGGTACATGTGGTTATACTGTTAGTACTAATTCAGCTAGTGGTAGATCTTATACAAGTACACCATCAAAAACACATTCAGGTGTTGCTTTATCTGTACCATCAGGAAGAGCTACATTTGCATCTTCTTTAGTATTAACAGATGATGTTAATATGGTTTTAAGAAGATTACCAATAGGTAGTGATTTTGTCGGAACAAACGTAGATGGATCAACTTCAACTTCTGGCTCTATGTTATTAGACACAGTAAGTATTAATCCTAGTACTATAGGTGGGGCTGGTGTTCAGTCTTATACAATAACTGTTTCATCAGAAATAGATAAATTTGGAATAGCTAACTCAACACATGTTTTAGCTTTAGATAATTTTATAAACGTACCAACTGTTGCTGCTAACGCAACTTTTGCTGGTAATGAAGATTCTAACTTAAGTATTGATTTAAGTTCGCATGTAACAAACCCTCAAGGAAATACACTAACATATAGTGTTGTAGCTGATAATAGTGGTTCTAATGGTACTTTAGGTTCTATAAATGCTTCTACTGGAGCTATAACCTATACACCTGCTGCTAATAACAATACTAATGTTACATTCACATGGAGAGTTAATGATGGTTTAGAAAATAGTAATACAGCAACAGCTACATTAAATATAGCTGCTGTAGCTGATGCACCTACTGATATAACAATGTCTAGTCAATCAATAAATGAAAACAACTCAATAAATGATGTGATTGGAGCATTCTCTTCAGTGGATCCTGATGGTAGTGGAACTTACACTTATACTTTAGTTTCTGGTACTGGTAGTACTGATAACTCAAGCTTTAACATTAGTGGTTCTAATTTAAGAGCTGGTGAGGTATTCGATTATGAAACTAAAGACTCTTACTCTATTAGAGTTAGATCTACTGACGCTGATGGTAGTGGTAATGTTGAAAAACAATTTACAATATCTATTGGAGATTTAGCTGACGGTGGAACAGGAGCTAGATGGTTAATAGAAAGATATGATTCTTCTGGAAACACTACAAATGTTCAGTACTATGTTAGTTCTACTCAATATTGTAATGGTAGTAGTTTAGCTGTAATACCTAACAGTTGCTTTGGTTTAAATAAATTTGTTAGATTTGTAACTTCTGCTGGTGGATGTGGTAGTACTGAATATGCAGCTGGTAAAATAATAAATGTATCAGTTTCTGATGGTGCTATTGGAGCTTACATAAGTGGTTCAGGTGCACAATGGTTTAATACAGCTCAAGATGCACACAATGACACTAATGCAGTAAACTGTTAAAATAAAAAAATATGGCAACTATAAACTTAGCTTTTGATTACCCAATAAATGATTCAGTTCAAGTAGGAGATACAATATATTATTGTGCAACAGGTACTGTAGGTGGTTTTAATACAGCTAACAGTATGGTTGAAATGGGTACAGCTACAATAGTAAACGAATACTCGTTGACTACTAACATAGGTAATAGTACGCCTAGACCTGCAAATGGATCTTATATAATGTTTAGTAAAGATCCTAGAGCAAACCAAGCAGGTTTAAAAGGTTATTATGCTGAAGTTGAAATGCAAAACAATAGCACAGAAGCTGCTGAATTATTTACGGTTTCCTCGGAAGTATTTGAAAGTAGCAAATAATGTGTAATTATAACTAATAAATAAATATATAATATGGAATGGTTAATTGATTTTTTAATTGGTCCCGCTAACGCGAACGTTCAATATGGTATAGCGCCTTTATTACTAGCTGGTGCTGGTATAAAAATAGGAGCTAAACTAGCTGGAGGTTTAATAGGTAATAGGGCTAGAAAAAGAGAACAAAGAAACGCTCAGGCAGGATATGACAAACAAATATCTAGATTAGAAAACTTAGATGCTTCTAATCCTTATGCAAACATGCAAAATACGTTTGAAGACGCTACTGTTAATCAGCAGCAGTCACAGTTTCTTGCTCAGCAACAACAAGCTGCGCTAGCAAACACTATGAGTAATCTAGAAGGTGCTGCGGGTGGATCAGGTATTGCTGCGTTAGCTCAATCTATGGCCAGTCAACAATCAGCTAACTTACAACAAGCTTCGGTAGATATAGGTCAACAAGAGCAACAAAATCAAATGCAAACGATGGCTCAACAAGCTCAATTAGATCAACTAGAAGTTAAAGGTGATATGATGAGTAGACAAATGGAAGCTGCAAAAGGTTCTGGTATGTTAAAAAGAGCTACACATAGACTTGGTATGGCTACGGCTGATACAATGAGAGCTAAAAAGAGTATGATGGCTGGTGTAGGTAATTTAGTAGGTCTTGGAACGCAAAGAATGAAAGGTGGTGCTTTAGCAGGTAATTGGCAAAGTGCTCAACATGGTGGTGCAGTTGGTAATATAGGTTAAAATATAAAGACATGAATTTAAATAGTACATTTTTAAACAATTTAGCAGGCGAAGGAGTTTTAGATATTGTAAATAACTTTAGAAAAGAATGGAGAGAAGAGGATAGGTATAATGAAAAACAAAAGTTATTACAAAAAAGACTTGACGAACAAGCAAGGTCTAGAAACAACGCTATGGTTAATAAATACCTAGACAAGCTACCTGAAGGTGTTGATATTAATAAAGTAGGACCAAGGTATAGAGACCCAGTAACACAGTGGGGTATGCAACAAAAATCAGCTTACACTAAAGCTGCTGCTTGTGTTGCAAACGCACCAGCTGGATCAGAACAACAAATGAGATGTAGAGAAAAATTAAACTCAATTGTTTCTTCTTTTGAAAACTTAAATGCTAAGTTAGAAAACTTTAAAGGATATAAATCAGATTATTTAGAAACAATAGCTGAAGGAAATTTAAGTAGAGCTAATTCTGAAGACAAAATGGGTATACTTTCTCAAATATACACAGACGGAATGGATATAGCTATTAGCGAAAACGGTGATCTTAGTTTTTATAATGATAGTGGTTATATAAACTTTGATGATTTACCAGACTATAATGTTAAAGCAAACAACGCGGCTACTAGTATATTAGAGATGAACGAAGCTTTATATAAATCTGGAATAGCTTTTAGTCCTTCGCAAGAAAACCTATATAGATTAAAGCTACAAAAACTAATGAATCAAAGAAACATTGTGCAATCACTAGCTTCAGATGATTTTATTATACCAGGTGGTCTAGGTTTACCAAATGATTTATTATTAAATGATCAACGAGTAGATGAATTAAGAGATGTTGTTATAAACTCTTATTTAGACATGTTTAAACAAACAGCCGCGGCAGGTGCTCAATTAAAACAAACTAGAAATCAAGCACCAAGATCGCGAGGTACAGCTAGTGAAAGAAAATACAACGCTATGATGAATAACCTATTACAAGGTTGGAATGGATTATTACAAGGTGATGCTACTCTTATTAATCAATATTTAGTAGGTACTGACCAAATAATAGCTGGGCAAGGAGAAGCAGAAGGTTTATACGAACTTTGGCAAGGTAACAACGTGCAATATTTAGATCCTACTAATCCTTCAGATTTAGCAACTTTATTTAATGCTCAAAACATTCCTCAAAATTTATGGCCTGACTTTAACCAATTGGGTAATACCCAACAAAATACAACAGCAAGAGATGCTGATTACTACTTAGATCAAGTAACTTTAGATAAATAAAAATTATGGCTGAAATAAAAGATGTCGTGCAACAAATGATTGACGATGGTAAGTCACATGAGTTCATACAAGATGTAATAAACAAATATAACACTTCTTTGGGAAAGGAAGTCGATCCTGCCAATGCGGAGACCAATGTAGGATCGGAAAACGATATGGTCTCCAACTCGGAAATTGGTTCTTCGGATTCAGCTGAAGAATTAACCGCTTGGCAATCCGTAAGTAACTCAATGGAGAACCTAGGTGAAATGATCTGGGATGTTGGCGAGTGGTGGTTTAGTGACGATGGTGCTGGTTCTGCAAAAGACATAGCAAGTAACGGAATATATCAAATCTTAACAGGTAGACAAAAAAAGGATAAAAGTGGTTTTATTGGGTTTGAGGTTGGTGATGAACACACGATACAAGCTATAGAAGCGTATAAGAAAGAACAAGAAAAAACAAAACGAACACTTGGTGTTGTTGAAAGTTGGAAGAAAGGAGATGTTGGTGGAGTGTTAGCTGGATCATTCAATGCTATAACAAATATGTTAGGTAGTGTTGCTTATGGTGCTGGTACAGTAGGTGGTGGTTTCTTATCTGACTTTATAGCTAATAACTATGTAGAGTATAATAAACAAAAAGCTCAAAATACAGGTGTTAGTCTAGAGGAGTTAATAAAATCCGGTGATGCAGAAAGTAAAATACCAGTAGCAATGGGTGTTGTCAATACAGCTTTAGAATCAATAGTTCCAGCAACATTAATAGCTACTAGAGGTAGAGGAGCACCATTCTTAAAAATGATACCTAAGCAATTAACTAATAAAATATTTTATAGTAAAAACGGTAGAGATGTAATGAATATGCTTGGTGGTGGATTTGCAGAATTCAACACGGAGATATTACAGCATGTCGGTGATGAGGTAAACTCTGAAATGGGTAGGGTAGCTGGTACAGATATAGACGCTAATCCAGTTGATGCTGCTATAGAAGCTCTATTTAGCGAAGAGGGTTTAGAAGCTGGTATACAAGGTTTCCTTGGTGGTGGTGGTATTGTTGGTGGTGGAAGCGCTGCTAAATCACTAAGCAATATAAGATCCGTTGTTGATGGAAAAAAGGTTAGTGAAAACATAGATAAAATAGGTGATTTAAGAATAAAACTTAAAGGCACAAAAGACGCAACTACTGCTGAAGGTATACAAAAGCAAATAGATGTATTAGAACAAGATATTGCTGATTCTGTAAGAAAAGGAAATAAAATATATAATAACTTAAGCAACGATCAGTTAAATGAAATAAATAGTTTATCAGATTTAGCTGATGCTGCTGCTTTTAAAATAACTGAATTACATAGGAAGAAAAGAGCAGGTGTAATATCTGATTCAGAATTTGAAACTGCTAGAGTAGGTTTTGAAAAAGAATATAAAGACGCTAGACAAAAACTTCAAGACATGAAGTTAGAAGACAATATTAAGTTTGTAAAAGATACAGTGTCTAAAGAAGATGCAGCAAAAGGTTTACAAACAACAGTTTTAAATACAACTAAAGAGACTGAACAAGCAATGGAAGGTCTTAGTGAAGTTGATAAAAAACAAAAACAAGAGTTTAAAGATCAAAGTGGTAAAGTAGCTGGATTTACTGTTGGTGGTAAAATATTTATTAATAAAGAAGTAGCTAGCGAACAAGGTCAAATTGGTGTTGGTAGTCACGAATTCTTACATAAAATATTAAACGCTAAAGTAGGAGATAGAATAGCTCAAGGTAAAATGGTTAAACAGTTTAGAAGATCTATGACATGGGCACAAAGATCAGCTGTTGATCAAGAAATGAAAGACAGAGGTTATACTGGTGCGGAGTACGACACAGAGTATGTTAATGTGTTTGCAGATATGTTAGCCCAAGAAAGAATTAATTATGATAAAAGCTTACTTGAAAAAGTAGGTGACGCTGTTGTAGGTTTATTTAAAGGTGAAGGTTTTGATAATATAAGTTTTAAAGACGGAAAAGGTGTTTATAACTTTATGAAAACATATGGCAAAAGCGTACAAGAAGGAAAACTAACAAAAGAAGCTAAACAAGCTATTGGTGATACTGATCTAGCACAAGAAGGTGGTTTACAAGAATCTAAAGATTTACAGTTACAATTTTCTAAAGAAGTTAATCCAAGAGCGCAACAATTTTTAGATCTTGAAATAGATAATAAATCACTAGTTGATATAATAAACTCACCACAATCTACACAAGAAGATAGATTTGGAGCTGTAGAAGCTTTAATAGAAAGAAACTGGCCTGTAATTAGTAACGCACTAAAATTCGATCCTAATGGCCAAATACCAATCGAGGCAGTTAAAGAAGCTGTTGCAGAACAAATGCTTGGTATATTCCCAACGGTAACATTACCAAACGGTAATAAGGTCAGCCGTAAAACTCCATTATTTAATACTTATAATCCAGACAACGAAGTAACAACCTTTTTAGGATCAACACTTAAAAATAGACAAGCTGAAATATTTACTAGAGCTAAAGCTATTGGTGGTGTTGAGCAAATGGGTGTAGATATATCAGAAGCTAAAAATGTTAAAGCTAAAGAAACTAAAAAAGATACGTCAAGAAAACAAAGAAAACAAAATAACTTTAACAAGGTTATTAAAAATGTAGAAGGTGAACCTTTTTATAATAAAAAACTAGAAGGACAAATAAAAAACCTTGTAACAAGTGCTTTATCTACATTAGTTAAATTAGCAGGTACTGATCCAAATCCAGCAGCAAGAGCTAATAGAAATAAAAAAATAACTGAAGAGGTTGAAAAATTAATAGCTAAAATAGAAGCTTTAATAAATAAAGATATAACAGATAAAGTATTAAACGAGCTCGGACCAATTAAGTCTAAAAAAGTAGATGGTAAAAATGTAGCAGTAATTCCAGATCAATACATGGAAATGTTAACAATGGGCTTTGAAGATATAATAAAAGCTTACCCTGTTGCTAGACTTAAAAAACTTAACACAATATTTAGTAAAGAAAAAATAGGTGTTACAGATAAAAAGAATTTAAAGAAAGATAATCCTTTACTTAAAAAAGATAGTTATTATAGAAAGGTAGATCATAAAATATCTAAACCTTTAAAAGCAACATTTATAAAATATTTTACACAAGGTGGTTTAACAACATTGAGAGCTAGACAAAAGCAACTTGCTAATGATATGGCTGGTAATTTTGTGCAAATAGAATTAGGCAATATATTAAACGATACTAAAATCGTTGAAGGTATGGTTAAAAAAGCTAATCTACATAGTAGTACCACAGCTGTTATACAAGTTGAAAAGTTAATAAAAGATATTCAAGTATATTTAGATCCTAAGACTGAAGAAAATATGGATGGTGATGTAGTTCAGTTTAGTAAAACTGCTCATTCTATAACTAGAGGAGATATAGAAAACGATATAAAACCTAATAAAAAACTTATACCTAAAATATTATCATTAATAACAGAACATAGAGGTAGTTTTATTGAAAACTTTAAACAAGTTGATAATTACATAGAAAAAACTATAAGAGATATATTAGTAAATAATGTAGCAGAATTAGGAATAACTAAAGAAGAAGCTAGGTTAATTGCTAGAGAAATAGGTTCTGAGTGGAAAATAAAAGACTCAGTTGTTAAAGCTAAAAAATATAATGTAGAAAAAACTGTTGACTTCTTAATACAAAACGTTAGCTACAATTTAAAAGAAGCTACTGACATGGATAGTATAAACGCTAAGTTAGGTTTAAAAAATGAAAAAGATTTTAATAGTAGAAGTAGTTTAAATGATGTTAGGCAAGCTGTAAAATGGTTATTTGATTCTGATATATCTTTAGCAGATTTTATAAAATACATTTATCCTTCTGTTTACATGCCTGCTAGATTAGCTGGTTTTAAAGCTAAAGGAGCTATAAAAAATATATTAGTAAAAGCATCAGAGCTAATTGAAATACCATTAAAGAAAAATAAAAAAGGTAAAATGGTAAAACCTACAGTTAGAGATTCTATATTTGCTAACGCTAAGGACGCGCAAGATAATTTAGGTTTTAAACCAGAAAGAGGTCAAGCAAGAAATGATAATACATATAAGCATGGACAATGGTATGTTAATGAAGATAGCGATTATAATAACCTAGATGATAATGGTAAAAAACAAGCTGTAAAAGAAATATACGAAGATTCTAAAGCTGAAAAAGATTTTATGTTGGATGTGTTGTTACCTAAAATAAAAGAAGGTTACGATAATGGTAACATAAGCTTAGGAGCTGTACAATGGTTATTAACTAATTTATTTGCAAATCAGTTTAGTCCTGGTAAGGTAATGGCTGGTCCTAGATATTTACCTAGTGATAAAAATGGTAATTTATTAAGTAAAGAAGAACAAATAAAACAAGGGCTAGCTTATAAAGATGATAAATGGGTATTAGAACATATGTCACCAGCAAACTATATAAGAGATTTAGCTTATTTATATGTTGTAACGGGTAATAAAACATTATTACAAAAAGAAGTAGCAAATTATGATGTAGCTATAATACCTCAAAAACAAGACGATGCTTTAAGTAAAAGTGGTCGTAGAAGTAAAATGGGTATTAACCATAAACCTGGTGATAGTCAATTTGAAACTAGATATGATGATCTACCTATGTACATGTATGATGTTGTTGAAGATAAGGTTATTGCTCCTAGTTTAATACAATATAGTAAATCAGATTTTGAGTTACAACAAAAAGTAAACAAAGCAATTGAAATAGCTAGAGATCCTGATGCTCCTCATAAAGGTATAAGTATATTTGATTTTGACGATACATTAGCATATAGTGATAGTAAGATTATAGTTAAAATGCCTGACAATACTGTAACTGAAATAACACCTGCTGAATTTGCTGTAAAAGCTTCTGAGCTAGAAGCACAGGGAGCTGAGTTTGATTTTAAACAATTTAACGAGGTTATAAATGGTAAACCTGGGCCACTAGTTGCTAAACTTAGAAAAGCTATTGGTAAGTTTGGTAATAAACATATATTTATATTAACAGCAAGACCTCAACAAGCTGCTCCAGCTATATATAAATTTATGAAAGAATTAGGTTTAGAAATACCTATTGAAAACATAACAGGTTTAGAAGATGGTAGACCTGATGCTAAAGCTGAATGGGTTATAGATAAAGCAGCTAATGGGTATAACGACTTTTATTTTGTAGATGACGCTTATAAAAACGTAGAAGCTGTACAAAAAGTATTAGAAGTTGTTGATGTAAATCATAAGGTTAAACAAGTTCAGTTTAGTAAGTATAATATAGATAACATCGAAACAAATCTTTTTTTAGCAGATGATATTGGTAATCGTATTCAACGTTACAACACTAAAGAATATTGGAGAAAAAAATTAGAAATAGCAAAAGTAGCTCAAAAAGCTATAAATGAAAGATCACCTGATGAATTAAGGAAACTCATTCCACAAGAGAAGAATAAAGAAATTAAAGATGCGTTCAAATATGCTTTAGAAGTTATTGTTCTTGACAGAAGAGGACCAAATATAGATCCTATGACTGGTGAAAGAAAAGTATTAACACCGTCAAGAAGTATACAATATAGTAAATCAGATCTAGACGCTGAAATGAACAATATAATATATGAGCAAAGCGGTGTAAATGCAAAAACAAATGTTAGTGACGCAGCTGCTAAATCAAAAGGATCACAAGTAAAAAATTCTTGGTGGATGCCACCAGGCGCTGAAGATTTTGTTGGTCTTATGTATATGTTTATGGGTAAAGGTGAACAAGGTAATAATCATTATAAGTTTTTTAAAGAAACATTATTTGATCCTTTTTCTAGAGCTATTCAAAAAATAAACCAAGCTAAACAGATTTATTTAAACGGGTTGCAAGAATTAAAAAAGTTAGAACCTGTTGTTACAGCTGAATTAAATGAAGATATAGGAGTTGGACCTTTCACTGTTTCAGATGGTATTAGAGTATATGTGTGGAACAAGTTAGGATACGAAATACCTGGTATATCTAAAAAAGAAATAAATGCTTTAGTAAAAGCTATAGAAAATAACGCTGGTTATAAAGCTTTTGGTAATGGTTTAATTAAATTAACTAAAGATCAAGGTTATACTAAGCCAGATGAAAACTGGACTGTTGGTAATGTAGCTAAAGATATAAACGACATAACAATGAAACAAGGTAGAAAACACTACCTTAAAGAATGGATAGAAGCTAAGAATATTATATTTAGTAAAAAGAATTTAAATAAAATAGAATCTATCTATGGTACTGATTTTAGAGAAGCTTTAGAAGATATGTTATGGAGAATGGAAAATGGTACTAATAGAAAATTTGGTAATAATAAATTAGTAAATAGATTTTCAGATTGGGTTAATAACTCTGTTGGTGCTATTATGTTCTTCAATATGAGATCTGCAGTTTTACAAACAATATCAATGGTAAACTTTGTTAACTGGAGTGACAACAATCCATTAAAAGCAGCTGCAGCTGTAGCTAATTGGGATCAATATGTAAAAGATTTTGTGTACATATTTAATTCAGACATGCTAAAGCAAAGAAGAGCTGGTTTACAAACAGATGTAAACGAAGCTGAAATTGCATCGGCAGTTAAAGGTAAAAATGGTAATCCAACAGCTTTGTTAAGAGCTTTGTTAAGAGTAGGTTTTACACCAACACAGCTAGCGGATAGTTTTGCTATTGCTTCAGGTGGTGCTACAATGTACAGAAATAGAATTAATACTTATTTAGCTGAAGGTATGTCTCAAGCAGAAGCTGAAAAACAAGCTTTTCAAGATTTTGCAGATATATCAGAAGCAACACAGCAGTCAGCTAGACCTGATATGATTTCAATGCAACAAGCTGGACCATTAGGTAGATTAATACTCGCGTTCCAAAATACACCAATGCAGTATATGAGGTTAACTAAGAAAGCTTTTCTTGATCTCAAAAATGGTAGGGGTGATGCTAAAACAAATATTTCAAAATTAGTATATTATAGTTTTGTTCAAAACTTAATATTTACATCTATGCAATCAGCATTGTTTGCAGTTGTATTTGAAGAAGATGAAGAAGAAAAAGATAAAATGTTTCTTAAAAAGAGACATAGAATAATGAATAACATGATGGATACAATATTAAGAGGTGGTGGTGTTTATGGTGCCGGTGTATCTACTCTTAAAAATATTTTACTTAAATTTAAAGAACAAGAAGATAAAGGATTTATGGCTGATCACACTTACACTGTTATTGAATTTGCAAATTTATCACCACCAATTGGAAGTAAACTTAGAAGAGTATATTCTGGTATACAAGAGTATAGGTTTAATAAAGATATAATGGCTGAATATGGCTTTGATTTAAGAAGTCCTGCGTACAATGCGGTTGGTAATGTTGTTTCTGGTTTTACTAACGTTCCTTTAGATAGAGTATTTAATAAACTAAATAATGTTAGAGCTTCTTTGAATAATCAAAATGCAACTTGGCAGAGAATAGCTAACTTTATGGGTTGGAATACATGGGACCTTGGATCTGTTGCTGATCCTAATAGAGCTAAATTAAAAGAAAAAGTAAAAAAAGATAAGCTAAGAGATAAATCAAGAAATCCAAATAAATACAATAAAAGCAAAGACGAAGCACGTAAAAGAGCACTTGAAAATTATAAAAAAAGAAAAAAATAAGTGATAATATAAGAATATAAAGACTTAACTATGAAAAAACTACTGATAATTATAATACTATTATTATCTGGCAATACTTTTGCCCAAGAGATAACCTACACAGAGGCTATCAAAACAAAGAAGAAATCAAACTTTTTTAAAGATTTATATAAAGATTTTTTCAAATACGGAACGTTTTACGCTGCTGGAAATATAGGTAGTGCGTATGAAACACAAAGACCTGACTTTTTTGTTAGAACGGATCCTGATAACTTATATGCTATCCCTGATGTTGTTGATCAAACAATATATCACCCATTTGATTATAGATACGGTATTGGTTTTAGAAAACTAGCTAGATTTGACTATGAAGTTAAAGGTGCAAACTTTTATAACGGTATAGGTGAAGACGAAAATAACGTTGGTTTATCTGCTCCTACAGCTGCAATAAAAGGCTTTGAATACTTAATACATTATGAAAAAGAAAGAAAACGTGGAGAAGAATGGATTAACAGTAGATATTTTTTAAGACATACTGGTGATAACCACATAGTAAAACTAGAGCAAAGAGAACAAGGAAACATAGGTTTTAAATATCAATCAGCAGAAGCTAGAGCAAGATTACCTATTGGAAAGAAATTTAGTATATCAGCTGGAGCTATATATCGTACTCATGAAAAAGCTTACGGATATAATCCAATTGAAATATGGTTAAACGAACAAAATGATGATGGTACAGCTGCGAACCCATGGTATACTCTTGGTTATGAGTATGGATACTATGATACTTATTATGTAGCTAATTATTATGATCAAGATGGAAACTTCGTACAATTTCCAGCATGGTTTTGGATGGACGAGAATGACGTATTAGTTGCTCATACAGACGAAGTGTTTAGAGATGAGGTATTTCCTGATCTTATGAACCGTTACAATAATGACATTTGGGATCTATTAGATCCTTATGGTGAAATTGCACCTGTAGTGGGAGCTGATTTTTATCACTACAAAAATAAATTCTGGATGCACGCTTATGCTAACTGGATACTACCTTATCACAAATACTTAAAAGGTGATGAGGATTTTAGTTATCTTAATAGAGGTAATTGGGGTAAAGGTGGTTTGAGACAAGATTCAACACCTGAGCAATGGAGTGATTACCAAGCAGGTTTAATGTTTGGTTGGAAAGTTGGTAAGATGCTAGGTATATTTGTAGAGGGTGAATATACTAAATTCTGGGATTCAGAAATTTATAGTACAAATTTTGGAATTAACATAACAATGAAATAACTATGGCAAAGCAAATAGGCGAAGAAACTAAAATAACACTAGATTTAAAAACATTAGGCATGATAGGTGCAGGTATTGTAACACTAGTAGGTATGTGGTTTGCTTTGCAAGCTGATATTGCTTTAGCTAAGGAGTTACCTGAACCAGTTATAGATCGTGTAGAGTATGATCTAAAAGACGAATTGATCAGAGAAACTATCATGAACACCCAAGAGGACGTAGAGGAAATGAAGGAAAAACTCGATAAAATCGATGAACGATTATACGAAATTCAAAAAAATAGATAACAATGAAATTTTTATTTACAATATTTTTAACACTATTAACTACTTTAGCATTTGCTCAACAAGACGTACCAGAAAAGTATTGGATCGAGGATTCGAACTTTGAAGAAAAAATTAATGAACACCACAGATTCGGAGACGATGATAAACTTCCTATTGTTGTGGAGTTTTGGGCTTCCTTTAATGCTGCTAATTGTTTTGCCGATTGGGATAAGATTGAAAATGCAGTTTATTACAGAGTGGATATTGCCAAGGCTCCGATTACTAAAAAAGAATATAAAGTCCGTATGGCGCCAACAATAATCTTATTTAAAGGTGGTGTAAAAGAAGATGTTTGGAAAGCTGGTTTAGATTTAGCAATGCCAACTGATTTAGAAGAGATACAAGAAGCGATTAATGAAGTCAACGAAGCATCAAAATTCTAAGGGATTAGGAGATACTATAGAAAAAGTAACAGTTGCAATAGGTATCAAACCTGTTGTAAAGAGAATATTTGGAAAAGATTGTGGGTGTGAAGAACGCAAAGAAAAACTAAACAAATTAATACCTTATAAAAATTAACAATATGTGGAAATTAACAAAAGAATACTGGAAAGATATGTGGGTTTTACTATGGAGTAAAACTACTGTGGATGAGATTATATTAGCTAAAGCTAGTGATATAAAAGATAAAGCTGCTAAATTAAGAGCTAAAGCTAAAGCTGTAAAGCAAGCATTAAAAAAGTAATGGAAAAATTAACTAAGCATGTCTCTTATAAAGAAGGAGTACATAGTATAACTGCTTTGAGGCTAGGTTTAAAAAATGATCCCTCTGATAAGCATTTACAAAACATGAAGCTCTTGTCAGAAAAGATATTTGAACCCCTTAGAACTCACGTAGGAGGTCCTATAAAGATAAATTCGTTCTATCGTGGACCTGAACTTAATGAAGCTATTGGTGGATCTAAAAAATCACAACATTGTCACGGACAAGCTATGGATATTGATGATACATTCGGCCATGCTTCTAATGCTGCAATGTTTGATTGGATTAGAGCTAACTTAGATTACGATCAGATGATATGGGAATTTGGTACAGATGAAAATCCTGATTGGGTACATGTGAGTTATGTTGATCCAGGCTCAAATAGAAATAGATGTTTAAAAGCTTATCGCGACGGCGGTAAAACAAAATATATGGTAATATGACAGAAAGACAAAGAGATTATGGTAAAGTAATATCAATAGCGGTTATGGCTGCTATAATTTTATTAGGTGTATTATCTAGCTGTACAGTATATAGACAACCTCAAATGAAGATAACGTCTGTACTAGCTGTAACTGCAGAAGGAGATACATTAAAATTACCTATTGATGTTATAAGACCTATATATAATTACAATACTTATCCAACAAATAGATACCCTATAGGATATAATACTTTTTATTATACTCCATGGAGAAATCATGGTTTTAATCCAAATATAAATGATTATAGACCTCTCCCTAACAACAACAATAACCCAAATATAAGTCAAAGTAATAATAATTCAATTGCTCCTAGAGTAGATAGAATAACTAATCCACCAGCAAACCCACCAAACCCAGCAGTTAATAATCCAAGAAAAAATAATTAATTATGCCTTTTAAATTAAAGTACAAAAATACACCCTCTGCTTTTAAACAAACAGTAGATGGAGGTGGCGAATGGAACTATGAAGGTGGTGACGAAGAAACAGCTAACGTAAGAACAAGAAAGATTGATGTTAGTGGTACAGGTACAACTGATAGAGAAATATGGGAATTAAATAAAGATGGTGTTCAAGATAATTATTCAGATTTTGAAACATTCGCAAATGAAGCTCAAAATTGGAGAGATAGTCAAGTAGAAACTCAAACTAGAGATGATTGGGAAAATACAGAGCATTGGTCAAAAGGACAAGATCATATATATAAAGATCATGGAGGTTCAATGCTAGAATTTTTAAAAAGAAAAGTTAGAGGAAATTTTGGTGACTCTTTTAGAGCTGGAACTTGGAAAGAAGATTTTGAAGGAAGAAATAATCCAGAGCAAGTGCAGTGGTTTACAGATGCATTTAATAATAGTAAATCATATGATGAGTTTGTAGATTGGAGCAAGGTAAATGCTCCTTATGTATTAGAAAGAGGAACAAGAAGTAGAAACACAGGTTCAAGAACAACACGTGGTAAAACAAACTGGAAAAGTTAAAAAATAAAAACATGATAAGTCCAATAAGAAAAGGTTGCGGCCCAAGAGCGCTAGGTAAATATTCAACTCAAACTCCAACTCCATTTAAAGCTAAAAATAAAGAAGGTAAAGAACAAGGTGCTGATGGCATGGCGTGTTGGAAAGGTTATAGATTTGCTGGAACAGTAGATGGAAAAGATAAATGTGTACCAACAGGATCACCATTTAAAATAAGTGAACAACAATATAATAAGGAAAATAGAGAAATGAGAAAAGAAAATCCTACAATGGGTAAAAAGCTTACATCAGGTACTAATCCACGTAGAGTTTCATTTGCTTGTAGATTTGGTAGCATGGACGGATCAATGACTGATGACAACGGTACTCCAAGTAGTTTAAGTAAAGCTTTAAAAAAGTGGGGATTTGCTAGCAAGGAAGCTGCTAGATCATTCTGTAATAATAATAAAGAGTCTTAGTTATGTGGAAATTGTTTCAAGATAAAAACGAAATAAATGAGAAGAATATAATAGGGTTTGCATCTTTTATAGTTATGACTTTATTTGCTGTAGCAGATCTTGTAACAAGTATTATCTATGTAGATGGTGGGTTAGAAATTAATGAAGTAATATATAACTCATTTGTATGGGTTACATTAGGTTGCTTTGGAATATCTGCTTTTGAAAAAACTAAGAAATAGCTTTTAACATATCATCAAACTTATCTAACTGGATCATATTCGATCCATCACTCCAAGCCTCTTCTGGTTTTGGATGTATCTCAAAGAAATAACCGTCAACGCTTAATGCTTTGGCAGCTTTAGCTAAGTGTATAGCATACTTTGGATTACCGTCTGTTGTATCACCTGAGTTAGGTTTTTGCATTGAATGAGTACAATCTATTATAACTGGTACACCTAAATCTTTCATATCAATTATCTGCCTAAAATCTACGACAAGATCTCCCATACCAAACATACTACCTCTTTCAGTTAACATAACATCTTCATTACCTGTGCTCCTTACTTTATTGATAGCATGTATCATATTCTTACCACTAATAAATTGTCCTTTCTTTATATTAACAGTTCTACCTGTTTCACCTGCAGCAACTAATAAATCAGTTTGTCTACATANGTAAGCAGGTATTTGTATTATATCTACGTATGGCTCTAGCGCTTTAGCTTGCCATGGTTCATGTATGTCTGTTGTGATCTTTTCTATACCATATTCTCTAAGAGATCTAAACATAAATTTAGCTTCATCTATACCTATACCTCTTTTAGATAATACAGATGTTCTATTAGCTTTATCAAATGATCCTTTAAATATATAATCAAAGCCATATTTAGCAGCAAGACATTTACCATATTTAGCGGTTGTGCTTACCGTGTGCCAGTCTTCAAGACTACAAGGTCCTGCAATTAACATTGGTTTTTTCATGGTGTATATTTTATTGTTATTGTATTTTTAGGTATATATTTTCTTATTAATTTTATCCAGTCATCTTTTGACATTAGTGTACAATGCATGTTTTCACCATCCATAAAGTACGCATTTGATGGGCTTTGTGGTATAGTAAAAATTATTTTATCAGAAGCTAAACTAGCTATGTCTTTTAATAATACTGGTATTTCTTCTAATGGCAAGTGTTCTATAACTTCAGCAACAACAACCAAATTAAACTTATTCTCTGGTCTTGTATCATACTTAGGGTGAAAAGGATCGTATCTATAAAAACCAGAAAGATTTTCACCAAGGTATTCTACAACTGTTGTATTACCTAAACTCATTTGTTTATCATGCCAAATCTTTGCTGATCCACAACCATAGTCTAATAAAAAAGTGCCTGGGTTTTGATCAACGTGTTTTTTAATAGTTTTAATTACAGTTTTAAATCCTCCACCACTACCATAACCAGTGGTTTTTATTAAAATAGATCCGTCTCTTTTTAATACTTTGTATTTACCACCCCTGTGTAAGGCTTTGTATTTGTCTTCTGTTGACATCTCCTTGGGTGTTGATTTCATATCCCTCATATTTTGTTTCTATTACTTCTATATCGTACAAACCTAGTATTCTATTCTGTTCTAGATTTTCTTTAGTATATTTATCTTGCATACCTCTATATGCTTTTAACAAATAAGGTGAGTAAGCGTATATACCTAAATGTCTGTCACCATAACCTATATCAGATCTTGTAAACCATAATGCTTTATTATTTTGGTGTATAACTTTAACATCATTTGGTTTAGCTCCTTTTGTGTATGCTGTTAAACACAATGGACTAAATGGTGATAATAATCTTTTCTTAATAGGTTTTATAGTTTCATGATTTACATCAATCATATCTCCTTGTATATTCATTACATAATCGTAATTACCTACTAAATCTATAACAGCTCGTTTAGATAATCTATGTGTACCATTGTTTGCTTTACCTGTCATGATACACCATTTATTTGGTATTAACTTAGCTATACGTTTACTATCAGTTGCTACAAAAGTATCAAATCCCATCATACGTACTTTATCAAACACAAGACGTATTAAAGGTTCATCATCGAACTTTATTAACATCTTATGTTTGAGTCTAGTACTATTCAGCCTTGCTGGTATTACTACAGCTATATTCTTCATACTTCTGTACCTGATGATCTTCTATTTATATCGTCGTGATTAAACTCAGCCCAATATAATTCAAAAGCTACACCTTTGTCAATACCTTCAAACTGATGAAACTTTCCTGGTTTTACCATAGTAAAATCTCCAGGCCTGAGTATTGTCTCATCAACAAGACCTTGATCATCTTGCCATACTCTGACAAGCATTGTTCCGGATTCAACATAAAATCCATTCCATTTAAATTTATGCTCATGCTCTGAACATTTAAATCCTTCGTTAAATTCTATTCTGTGAAACTCAAATACTCCGTTCGCGTGGACCTTTTCAGTTTTACCCCAAATCTTTCCTGCTTTCATTTTTTATTAAGTTTAAAATTTTATTTACTAACTCTGGATTTTTTTCATCTAAGAAAAAAACGCCAACGTGTTTACTGTCTTCTATACCTTTAACATCTCTAACCTTATATGGTACATATCTACCACAAAAACAATCATACACTTTATTTGATATACTATTGTTTATCCCTAGTACAGGGTTATGATTTACTATCGCTATCTTCATTTAAAAAATATTTAAAATTATAATAAGGAGATCTATTCTCTTTACCTAGTTTAAAATGTTTTAGACTTTGATTTTTCTTATTAGGAAAATGTATACTAGTAGATATTCTAGGTGTCATAGACTCTGCTTTATGATATTGACCTATAGGTATATATAATAAATCTCCAGGTTCTAATTCATATTCAGCTAAAATTGTTCTAGGTTTTTCTCCTTTAAACTCTTTATACATTGTCCATTTTGTTTTACCATAATTATGTAACAAAAAGTTTTCAGTACTATCCGCATGTGGTGGAAAACTTCTTGAGTTTGGTTGTGGTGAACAATAAACATTAGCGCAACCTCTACCAAAGTAATTTTCTACACCGCTACATATATTAACTAAGCCTTCATTTTGATATTCAGCCATAGGTATAACAAATGATTTACCGTTTTTCCAAAAATCATATACTTGTTTTTTAGTAAAAAATGGTTGATTTAATTTACCTGACTTAACTTTATCTAAACAAAACCTATCATCGTTATCATCATAATTTAATATTTGTAAATTTTTTATATCAGGATATTGATTTACATATTGATTAAAATGATCCCATGTGTATAGGTTTTTCATCCAGTCTTTACAAACTCCACAGTTTGATTTTAACACAAAGTGTTCTTTACCCCAATATTGGGTAAAAAACTCTTGCATTGTCATTGGGTATATTAACTCTTCAAAACTATCCATCACAACTTAAACAATTTTCGTTCATAGCTGCATCAGCTATATCACCTCTTAATACTGATTCTGTTCTCATATAATATAAAGTTTTAATTCCTTTTTTCCAAGCTTCTAAGTGTACTTTGTTAATAAACTTAGGATCTACCTGGGCCGGGAACGCTAGATTTAAACTTACAGCTTGATCTATATACTGTTGTCTTATTCCAGCTTGATTAACTAATTCTAATTGATTTATTTCTTTAAAAGTTTTATAAACCTCTTTAATAGGTATATCTTTATCTGGTCCTACCATAATTTTATCTAAAGCTTTAATGCCTTGTACAGATCCACCGTCTTTTAAAATTTGTTTCCAAATTTTTTCAGTGTTTAAATTATTTTCTTCTAATACATTTACAAGTGTAGGGTTTTTTCTGATGAAAGTTCCTTTTGCACTTTGGTCTGTAAAGACGTTAGCTGCCCACGGTTCGATGCCTGGCGAAATGTTTCCAGCCAGTTTGCTATTGCTGACGGTAGGTGCAATGGCACGGAGATGAGTATTGCGAAAACCAGTGCCAACACACCAAAGAGGTTCTCCATAAACATCCGCAAGCGCCATGCTAGCTCTTTCAGACTCGATTTTAATTTGTGAAAATATTCTTCTTGTTTCATATTGTGCTAATAATCCTTCGAAGGGAAATCCTTTTTGTTGTAAGTATGTATGCCAACCTAAAACACCTAAACCAAGTGCTCTACCTTTTTCAGCAGATCTTACAGCATTTTCAAAACCCCTTCTATTTTTTGCTTTTTGTATAAATTCTTCTAATACACCATCTAAAAACCATATACTATCATAGATTAAATTACTATCTTTCCATTCATGATATTTAGCTAGATTTAAACTAGATAAACAACATACAAAGCTATGATTTTCATCTGTGTGTAACACTATCTCTGAACATATATTTGTCATAAATACTTTCAGAGCATTATCCTTATATGCAGAAGGGTTTTGTTTATTAACATTACCTTTATACATTATATAAGGTTCTCCAGTTGCTTTACGTTTTTGAAGTAATTTACCCCATTTACGTCTTGCAACTTTATCACCGTCTCTAAGCTTACGCATAAACTTATCACCGATTATAGTACATTGATGTAGGTTTAGTGATTGTCTATTAATATCACCTTTAGGTTCTCTTATTTCTAACCACTCTTCCCAATCTTTGTGATCTATATTTAAATTAACTGATGCAGCGCCTCTACGTACAGCTCCTTGATTAGTAGCTAATATACTAGAGTCATATAATTTACAAAATGGTACAACACCATCTGATGTACCGTTCATTGTAATTTCTGCCCCAGCTGGGCGGATTTGATTTATACCAACTCCAACACCACCTCCGTGTTTAGCTAGTAACATCATCTCTAAATTTTTAGTTCCAATGTCTAAGATACTGTCTGCAACATCGATACCAAAACATGATATAGGTAAACCCCTTTCAGTACCTGTATTACTAAGAACAGGACTAGCAAGACAAAGCCAGCCTTTCCAGATATAATCGAAAAAGACTTCCGCCATCTCTGGTTTTTTAAGTCTTCTAGCAACTGTTTCAGCAACTCTTTGATACGCTTCTTTTGGTGTTTCTCCATTATATAAATATCCTCCTTGAATTGTTTTTTTGTATACGTCAGCTTCTGCCCACTCTGGGTAGTCCTGACCTTTTATCCATCTATTACTCCACATTATGTTATTAAGTGTTTTATCCAGGCAACAAGCCCATTAATATTTAATGCAACAAGATTCCATTGTTTTCTTGATGCTACTTGTATCAACACACAGCAAAAGCCAGCTATGTATAGCATAGGTTCTATTGTCCACTGTGCTGCAACTAAGAAGCCAGCTCCAAAATAACCAATCCTACTTGCTAGCTTTTCACCAGGTGTTAATCTTCTACTTCTTACTAAGAATTTTAGTACTTTTTGTTTCCAACTCATTTACCAGATATTTTCGAAGTCCTCTCCCTCATTTGCTTTGCTGTAGTCGGTCGGTCTGATCGCAAAAAAGTCAGTGTGAGTATGCCCACCAGTAAGATGGTAAAACCAATCCAAATTTTTCGCGGCTTCTTTATCGTATTCAAATTCTTCTGAGAGATCGAGGTAACCGAGCTCAGTAAGTTTTTCATTTAATCTTTTCTTTATAAATTGTTTTAAATCATAAGATTTCAACCCTTCGATATCCCCCGCTTCAAACATCTTGTCTATATATTTCATTTCAGCATCATGCATTACATGTGCTGCTTCAGTAATATGTGGTTTACAAGCTTCTTTTAAAAAGTCTTTTTCTTCACACATATGTCTAAATAATCTACAACCCATTCTTGAGTGTAGAGATTCGTCCCTTACGGACCATTTCATTTGTTGCCCAACACCTTTAAGTAAATTACGTAATTGAAAGCTATAAAGTACTGCAAAAGCAGAGTATAAAGAAACTCCTTCTGCAAAAGCACTAAAAACAGCCAATGATCTACCAATTTCAATAGGATCGGTGCCATCATATGAAACGAGATTATCAAAACGCTCAGCCGTAGCTGGCTCATGTAAAAACGCTTCAAAGTCTTCAAGTCCCAATGTCTCATTTAAATAACTATAAGCTACAGCATGTATTGTCTCTTGACTTCCAAACATCATGGCCATCTGCTGTATTTCGTGTTTAGGAAACCATGATACTACTTTCTGAGTCCAGTAATCACTTACTGCACATTCAGTCTGAGCAAAACCCAGTAGTATATTACCAACTAGGTTTTTTTCTTTTTTTGTTAACTTTTCATTCCAGTCTTTTACATCACCACTCATTGGGATCTCTGTATGCAACCAAAACGCCTGAGCTTGTTTTAACCAGCCTTCTGTGTAGTACTCAGGATACTCAAAAGGTTTGTACGGTATTCTATTGTCAAATAATCCCATATTAATTGTTGTAATGTAATGTTAAACAAATATCAAATATGAACACGTAAAACACGTGATCAATCTTGTGGTTATCCCAATCGGGATAATTTCTGTAACCAAATAATAAACCTTCATATAGGCCAAAACTTAGTTCCCATCTTTTTATATCATTCATCTTCCTTGTCCTTTATATTTAGGACCAGTATAATACTTACCGGTCTTTTGATTAGTATTTCTATTTTTTGAATGTACACCCGGTCTTTTTCTTCTAGCCGGTTTATATATATGTACTATTGCTCTTCTTGCCATTAAAATTCTAGTTTATATTTTTTATATTGATTTTTTAAATCTTTCCATTTTAAAAAACCTCTAACCCCAACACTCCAATTGATATATCTATCAATCTGTCTCAAAGCATAATGTCTTCTGGCTATTTCCTTAGCTTGTTGTTCTTTAAAATTAACCTTATTGTTTCGTCGCATTCTTTTTGATTTTGAGGTTTATACAATATAACATTTGGTAAATGTTCTTGTACATATTTTTTAAACATCTTCCATCTTAATGGAAAACTTTCGTTGGCTCTACCTTTGCATTCAATAATAAAGCCTCTACCTATAAAGTCTGGTGTATAAGATATATTTAATATTTTCTTATTTCCACGATCTTTATAATCACCTTTACCATTAGCACATCTTTCAAAAGCTGAAGATTCAAATTGATATGATGGAAATATCTCGTAGGTATGTCCTTCATACACAGCTTGTATCTTTGCTTTTTTAAGAGCTAAGTGCATATATTTTTCTAATCCAGATGCAAAGGTTATCCCGTCAACCACGACTTTACGTGATTGAACAGGTCCTTTTTTTCTCCTAAATTTTCTTCTCATCTTCTAAACATTTTTTAGCAGCTTCAATATACAATAAAGCATCCATTATTTCTTCTTGTACATCGGTTAAGAAGTCTAAAAGGTCTTTGTCTTTACCTTCTATTTCTTCATGCATCATAGCTCCATACTTGGCTTGGCCAACTAAGCTACGTTCGTCCATCTTCCTTAGTACTGATCGTACTACCTTGTCTTCTGTTTTAATCTGCATCTTTCACAAATGTTCCGTTAACCATTTTACCTGTACGTTTAGATATTACATTGTATGCTTCTGCTATACACGTTTCTATATGCACGTTGTTTAAATGTGCTAGGTTAGTTAATACTACAACCATATCACCTATTGCATCAACAACTTCATCGTGATCTTTTTCTAAGGTAGCTTTAGCTAACTCGCCCATTTCTTCTTGTAATTTGATTAATTGTGTTTTAGGATCGCCTGCATCATACAGTCCTCTTTCATCAGCCCATTGTCTAATGTTTTCAAACATCTTTAATGGTTTTTTAGAGCATTTAACTGGAGTTGGTTTTGCAAACACATCATTGTTGTCGTAAAACCTAGCAAATGCTTTGTTATATACATAACTTCTATCATTATTAAACATAGAAGTTTTTACATTTTTCATTATCCAATCTATTGTTCTAGGTGTTATATCTAGCTGACCGTGTTCAGTCTGCCACTTCATACCTATGTTATCAAACAATTGGCCTTTCAGCTTATTGATAGGACATGGAAATGTAGTTGTTTGTTCAGTTACATTTATATTCATACTTGTTTTTGGTTTAAGGTTTTTATATGGTACCATATCTACTTTGTATCCATATTCTCTTTGTAATTCTATCTCTTTAGATGATATATAATCTATATCATCAGAGTTTTCTAGTATTTCATATTCCGTTGAATCATATCCTTGTTGTACTGTGACCCGGTTATTAAGGTCACACGTTACACCGATTTTTTTACCTGGAATATGATAAATATAATAAGTCATAATTAATTAATTAAGTTTATCATTATATATATGCATGTTATGTGCGTGGTGGTAATACCACCCGATGTCCATAGACAGCCTATCTGCAACAAGTTTTTGCAACATACTAAAACAGTATTGATCGTTGCAGAAACCGTACCAGAGGTCATTAGAACGCATATAGACAGACATATTCAGTTTGTCATTAAGTATTGTAAATTGAACAGCATACGTACAAGGGGTATCTTTCTTGTATTGGTCATGCTCTTTACAATCGTATATACTAATCGCTGCGTGTCTAGTTTCTTTATGTTTTCTTAGCTTTTTGATAACGTACTCTAATTGATTTTCACGTTGCCATTGCCAACCATAATTACTATTTACACAACCTTTGCGATTAGACATTTTTACCCATATTGGTGGTATCTTACCATATATAGTACCTAGTTTTGAGATACTATTATCTCCTGATAAATACCACTGCCATTCGGCTTCAGCATACTCATGCTTCCAATTACGATCTTCGTTTGTAATGTGGTTATCCATAGGATTTTCAATCCTAAAACCACAATTAAATATAGCTTTGGTATTATCAAAATCAACACCGGTTTCTATTATATGATCCCATAAGTAATTGTACGCATGATTAGCGTTATAAAATTTATTTTCCATATTTATTGTAATAATATAATTGATATTCAGACACTTTCTCCCATATTGTTCCTGGTCCATAAGCTTTAGGTGATGTACCTAATAATCTTCTATTAGGGTATTTACCTTTTTCTATATCTATGTACCAAGATCGTTCTCCCCATTTAGCTTGTCTTGGTGTTATACATATATCATTATGTAAGCACCAGTATCCAGCTTCATCTTCTTCGGTTGTACGAGTATACTCGCCCATACCGTATTTATTTTTCCCACGGAAGGCCGCTGTCATCTTCTTTGTCTAATACATTTATCTGCGGTACAAACGACCCAGACTTTGGTTCCCAGGTAAAAAAAGATTCACCTCCATTTTCTCCGAGATTTTGAAACTTAACTTTGAGCACTTTAACTTTAGTGTTCTTCGCATCGTAATCCCTGTGTACCAGAAGGCCGTGATAAGACGCGTCATACCATTCGCCTCCCCCTTTAATATTATACATTGTTGGTTCTTGTATTTTTCCATTTTGATCTCTCATCATTTTAGTCGGATGTGCTACTATAAACGTTAAAACGTCATACCTTTTGCAAAACTGCTCTATCTTAGATAGGTAGTCCATAGTATATCTATTAACATCATCTGAAACTGCGTTATTATCTCTAATCTTATTATAAGGATCTATTACAAGGCATTTAATACCTTTACGTTTAACTAGCTCAGCACCTTTTCTAAGTACTGATTCTAAACTGTATTTATCCATATCAATAAAGTAGTAATTATCATTTACATGATTAGATACTTCTTTCCATTTACCACCACCTATATCACTAGGCGAAGGCATATCTCCCCATGTTTTTCTCATTAATTTATGAGCATGTAAATATATCGGTTGATTTTCAGGACTAGCAAATGCAGTCTTCCAACCATACATTTTATTATAACCTACAACCATTTGATCAACAAAATCAGACTTACCGCTACTAGGTATCCCAGTAACAGTGATGAACTGACCAGTGTATGTACTGAATATTTCGTCAAAGTTTTGTAGACCAATTTGAAAACCGGGTTTAAAACCATGTTGTACAAAGTCTTTAAGATCATTTTCTACATTTTTAAGGGTTGTTACATTTTCTAATGGTACTTGATGAGCATTGTGTATAGCATCTCTTAGCTCTTTCTTACCATACTTAACAAGATATTCATTAGCATCTTTACAATCTTGAAAATCTACTAAATAACAATTCTCAGCTCCTAGTCTACGAACAAACTCTTGTTTAAGCATTTGACCAGGCTCATCAGCATCTACTGCTAGAATTATTTTATCTTTGTCCTCAAAATAATCTATACAATTATCTAAGTAATCTAAATTGTTGTGATTTAACGTAGCACCATTAGGTACCGATATAACGTTAGGCACACCTGCCTCATGTAATGATAATGCATCTATTTCTCCTTCTACAATAACGCAAGCATTGTTATTAACTATACTGTTAATATTATAAAATACTTTTTCTGCGCCTTTATATAATTTAAAATTCTTAGCACCATCTCTATATTTAATATTTATAAGTTGATTACCCATAAAGTAATTAAACTTAATTGTATTCTCTTCCTTACCAGTTTGAGGCATAAACTCAGGACCCTCAGAAACATTTAATGCTTCTAGTGTATCCTGAGTTATTCCTCTTGACTTAAACCATTCTACAACTTTACTACTGGGTGCTTTGTGAGTTTTTGTAGAAAAACTCGGACGAACATATTCTCGTTCGCTAGCTCCCTTACGTTCGTAAGTGTGTAGTTGAAAAGTTGAATCACAGTTGTGGCAAGTACCGAGACCACGTTCCCAATCATAAGAAGCACATTTTTTCTTCTTATTCTCAGGTTTCCTGGTGTGAGAACACAGAGGACAAATCCCCTGTGTTTTACCCACATCAAGANCATGTTGATTGAACTCGTCAATCAAAAATCCATTAATCTCTCTGTTTTCTACTTGCATCTATAATTATTTAAAAGGGTAAGTCTTCTTTTACTGCAGCCGCAGGAGCCGGAGCTGCCTGTGTTGGCTGACCATCTCTTGGAGCAACAGCAACGTTGTCGCCGTTAGTCCATACTACCTTTACATTACCAAGATAAACTTTAGCAGTTTTAGCATCTCTTTCCTCTTTCGTTTGTTGAACGACTACAGGACCTTGATTACCAAACTGATCTACTTCATCATTAATAGTAATTGTAATAGGTAGGTATTTACCTTTCTTACCTTCGATAATTTTATCTTTAGGTATTTCTTGAAGGTTAATACTTGTAGCTATTATACTTGCCATATTAATAAGTATTTAATTGGTTAAACATTCTAGACATCTGAGTTTTTGTAGCACCCGTCAGTCTTCTTAAATTATCAACAGCTTTTACATGCGATTGATTCGTGTAAAAATTATTTACACTTGTGTGCATGCCAGTGACATCACACGTTCTCTTTCTTGTTCTTGCCATATTATATTATATTAAAGTGTTTTGCTTATGAAATACTGTTTAGGATCGAAGTCCTTGGTTTTAAAGAACAAGTCATAAGCTTCCATTGCTCTTTCAACCTTGTCTTTGCCAGATGCATAAAATTCATCTGAACAATCGAACATGCCAATTTGATGAGTCGTTTTATCTATAACTATAAATAACATATCATATCCAAATAGTTTCCTATATACATATGCTTGTGAATCATAGTTATATCTAAATGCAGAGTTTCTAAATTTATTTATATCAGCTGTTGTCTTCAAATCAATAACTAGCTTCTCATTATGATTTAATACATCACATTTACCTTTCCACATATAATCACCTATTTTAGTAATCATAGGTTTTTCAAATTCTCCTTGTATTAAATCTTTACAAATATCATTAGATAACATCTTGTCAGACATCATGTGTATAGCATCTACTTCATGCTGCAATAAACAAAGTTCTCCATCGGACATCTCCTTATACAGCTTTGTGTTTCTAGTGGTAGCAGGTATAATTTTGTACCGTTTCAGTTTATCCGGTTCTAGGATAGTGGTATGAAAGTATCCACCAACTAGAAACGCAGCTGTTTTCTTTTGTTCTTGTTTAAGTGCAAGTGGGTTTTTTAATAATACACCCACATCAGAAGCGCTTAAATATTTCTTTCCAAAGTCTCCATAATAATGTTCATCATTAGTTAACTTCTTTAGAATATCTTCTTTTTTCATTTATAAAGTTGTTAATTCCTTTTCTTGGTCTTTTGTTACTTTATATTTCTTTTTAATTTGATCTAATGTACCTCCTGATTTTATATAGTCCTTAGCTTTCTGAACATCAGGTAAAACAGTACTGTGATCGTTTACTGCATCGCTATCAGCAGTATCATCAATTAGAAATAGATTTCCTAAAGCATATTTTTTACCGTAAGAGGATGCACTACCAAATTGCTGAGGTGTTTGCATACCCTTTTGCATTAAGTCTACTCCGACTATAGCTGAGGTAGATATTCTCATACCTTTCTCATCATGAATCGTTGCTGTTGTCTTAATAACCGGTGTAGGTTCAGATACTATTAATTTTTCATTAACAGTTACTGTTACACCGTATTTTAGTAAAAACGGTTTGATTGCTTCTAAGATATCTTCGGCTGATCGGAAATAATATTTGCCGAAGGAGTTAAACCTACTCTTCTTCGATTTAAACTCAGTCTGGATTGTAGCCAGTTTTTGGTTAATAGTCATAAAATATAATTTAATTGTCTATATTATAATTACACGTTGGTGAACACCATTTAATGAAATATTCACTCCTAAATTAAAGGAAATCAAGCACTTGCGCGTGATCAACATTTTCTATAAGCTTCTGTACAGCCTGCCTTTTTAATTGTGAAACTCTAACATAAGAGCTATTGCCCTCTATGTTTAATTCCTTAGCAATATCCTTAGCAGAATGTTTATCACAGTCTAGCCCATAGCTCAACCTTAACACTTCGTATTCTTTNTCATCTAAATATTTCTTCATTAGACTATCTAAATAAGCATTTAATAGTTCCATGTTATATGGTTCTGATTTATCNGGTATTTGATAAACCATATCTTCTTCAGTTCCGTTTTTAGCTGGTTCATCTATACTTAAAAATATAGAATTGAAAAACATTTCAACCATCTTTTTATCTTTACCGAAGTTTCTACGTATCTCGTTTAACTTATGCTCAGGTATTCTCATATCACCACGATTAATATCAATAGCTCTACGTATCGCACCTCGTATTCTTTTAGATAAAAACGACTTAATGGTTTTTTCCTGATCTTCAGATTCACTAAGCGTTTGATAATCTATTTTTCCTACTGCTAATGTTAAACCAGCATTTCCCTCTTGTATTATATCCATTATAGTCATTACACCACTAGCTTGTTGAGAAGTCGAAAACTTCCTTCCTAAATTTTCTACTAAAGGAGTAAAACCTATAATCATTTGATCTCTGTTCCAAACAGTATAATCATTATCTACAATTTTAGGTAATTTTCTAATTTTTAGTTCTATATCCTTCTTCCAACGAATATAGTTCTGTATACTATAACTTTTCATTTAATATCTGTTTTTCTTGTTTTAAAGTATCACACATGTGTCTATGTATGGTTCTTGTAGAACAATTAAGTAAACCAGCAATACGACTAATAGTAATTTTTTTACCATAGTCATTTAAATCTAGCATAGTTTGATATATCATCTCTTTATCTATGCTTGATCTGCCTATTAATTGTCCTACAATTTTTAATTTACCACTCAAGTCTAAACCTGAGTATGGTTTAAATACTACTTTACGTAGCTTGTTTGCAGGTGGATCACCACCTTGTTGTAATACATCTCCAATCATGTCCTCTAGTAATTTATTCTTAATAAAGAAAGTAACAAAACCGTTTTC